GTTCTAGTCGGTGTGATAGATGGTGTGATGGATGGTGTCACCGATGTTGTTGGTGTTATCGAAGGAGTAATTGATGGTGTGATGGATGGTGTAACAGTTCTAGTTGGTGTTATTGAAGGTGTAATGGATGGTGTGATGGATGGTGTCACCGATGTTGTTGGTGTAATGGACGGAGTGATGGATGGTGTGACAGTTCTAGTCGGTGTAATAGATGGTGTTATAGACGGAGTGATGGATGGTGTAACACTAGTTGTTGGTGTTATCGAAGGTGTGATAGATGGTGTGATGGATGGTGTCACCGATGTTGTTGGTGTTATTGAAGGTGTTGGTGACGGAAGTTTAGTATAATCAATATCGCAAGAAGGTGCGGGTGTTATAGAAATAGATGGTGTAATGGATGGTGTGACACTAGTTGTTGGTGTTATCGAAGGAGTGATGGATGGTGTGATGGATGGTGTCACCGATGTTGTTGGTGTTATCGAAGGAGTAATTGATGGTGTGATAGATGGTGTCACCGATGTTGTTGGTGTTATCGAAGGGGTGATGGGATGGAAGGTGTGATGGATGGAGTGACAGTTCTAGTCGGTGTGATAGATGGTGTGATAGACGGTGTGATGGATGGTGTCACCGATGTTGTTGGTGTTATCGAAGGTGTAATGGATGGTGTAACACTAGTTGTTGGTGTTATCGAAGGAGTAATTGATGGTGTAATGGATGGTGTAACACTAGTTGTTGGTGTGATGGATGGAGTGATGGATGGAGTGATGGATGGTGTCACCGATGTTGTTGGTGTTATCGAAGGAGTAATTGATGGTGTGATAGATGGTGTCACCGATGTTGTTGGTGTTATCGAAGGGGTGATGGAAGGTGTGATGGATGGTGTGACACTAGTTGTTGGTGTGATGGATGGAGTGATGGATGGAGTGATGGATGGTGTGGTTGATATTCCAAAAGAATTTGTTGGTGTAACAGATGGTGTTTTGGTTGGTGTTGGTGTTTTGCACGGTGTCTCTGACGGTGTTGGTGTTATGGATGGTGTTATGGATGGTGTTGATGTTATAGACGGTGTAATTGACGGTGTTGGTGTTACCGAAGGAGTTGGACATGAAATTTGAACATAACAAGTTTTATCTTCTAATGGAAAATACACACTATAAGTCCCCAAATAATAATCAGTGTCATAATAATATGGCATGACAACGGTACCAATATTTATGGTACCGCCACTACAAGGATAAAAAGTTATAACACCCGCTTGACCCTTAAAGTTACCTGTGTTTATTTTTATTAATGCCATTTATTTTATAAATCTCTATTTCACTTTTAATTATATAATATATTAATTTTTTAATCATATGTAAATCTATTTAAGGACACGACACTCCCCATTGTGGTTTTTCACCAACAGTCCATGTGACTGGTGTTCCTGTACTAAAGTCACTTGGTACAGAAGGTATTAAAGGAACTTTCCATGTTGAAATATCTTGGTCATATACCGAACAAGCAACGAACATGTTATTCATATTTAATACGTTACATACATTCCAATTATTTAATGGTTGATTGAAATTGGTACAATTATAGAACATAAAACTCATATTTGTTACACCTGATACATTCCAATTATTTAATGGTTGATTGAAATTGTTACAACCAGAGAACATATCACTCATATCTGTTACATTCGATACATTCCAACCACTTAATGGTTGATTGAAATTGGTACAACTAGAGAACATATCACCCATATCTGTTACATTCGATACATTCCAACCACTTAATGGTTGATTGAAATTGGTACAACTTTGGAACATAGCATTCATATTTGTTACATTCGACACATTCCAATTATTGAAGTAGGTATTACCAGTTAAATTTGTACAACTATAGAACATACTACTCATCGATTGAACATTTGTTAAATTTGGCGAATCCGTGGCTGTTACATTCAAATTTATACAATTATAGAAAGCCCTACTAAAATTATCCCATACAATATCACCCCATTGTGTAATTTCTTTAATTTTTCGACCTTCATTTGCACTATCAATAATGTCTTTATAATAATACAGACTTGGAAGTGTTCCTGATATCTGAATGGTATATTGACCAGAAGATGCGTATGTTTTTGTTATATCTCCACTACCAATTATATTTTGTGTACTACCATCTCCCCAATTTATTGTAATATCATAACTACTATTGGTACGTAAAACAAATTGGTTTGAGGTAGACGTTGTTCCTGTTACTGTTGTGTCAACCACAAAAATAAATGGATTAAATGACGGGGTATATCCACTTGTCGCAGATGGTGTTGGTGTAAAAGACGGTGTTGGTGTTATTGAAGGAGTTCTTGACATTGTTGGTGTGATAGATGGGGTTCTTGTTGGTGATGGAGTGATTGATGGTGTTCTTGTTGGTGACGGAGTGATAGATGGTGTTGGTAATGGTGATGGACAAAATAAATCATTTGACAATTCAAAATTTGATGGTTCATTTGGACACCATTCTTCATCGATATAATATTGACCCAAATTAAACTCAAGACCCGGATGTTTTTCGTATTTATGTCCAAGTAAAAGTTGTTCATCCACATTACCATTAAAGACAATTAACAGTGTATCGTTATATGGTCCACAATCAGTTTCGAGATTTAAATTAAAAAATAAATTTGAATTACAATAATCCAAATCGACATCTATAACTTCAATTGGAAAACCATATTGATTAATCAAATAATCACCATGATTGTATAATTCTTTTGGGTGATTACAACATGGTTCAATAAAATCTGAAGGTTTTATTTGTAATTCTTCTGGAAACCTAAAATCAAAGAAATAACGACCGTTTTGAGGTACACCAAAATTCTCAACTATTTTGTTTGTATAAACTCTAAGTTGTGTGGTTGGAAGTACCTCAAAAACTTCATAATCATTATTTTGTGTTCGACCTGTAATTAAATTACTTTTAACTGAACCCAAACATTCAATGTCCGTTATTTGTACTTTTCTATAACCATAAGTAAATGAAAAACCAGATATCGACCCATCTAAAATATTTTGATGTGAATATGTTGTACATGGTTTAATTTCTGCCGATAAAATATAATCACCAACAGATAAATTACAGACGCTTGTTTTTGTTATCGAACCACCACTAATAAAAGATTGAATATCTTGATATGTAGTGTCGTCATTACAATCAACACCAGAATTAACCAATAATACAGTTGAATCACATTTTAATCCGTAATTATAATTTGTTTTATATTCTAATTTTGGTTGAATTGTGTATCCGGTATAATTGTCACAAAAAGTCGCCTCTGAAATTATTGATATTGAACTTCCCGTACCACCAGACAACGGAGAGGTTCCTTGGTAACCAATTAAAACAAACTCTTCTGTGTGACTTTTTCCATTTGGTTGGGGACATGGGTCGTGCTCAATTTTTGGTTGTAATCCCAAAATTTTAAATTTAACCTCTTTATTTGCTGAATCAATAACATTAAAATCTATAACATCATTTTGGGAAACACCTGTTAATTTGTATACACAATCACTAACCTTTTCAATATGAACGTCAGCATTTTCATTTGTTCCACTTATACAATTTGCATAAAAATAAAATGACCAATCGGTCCCTTCTTGTACACCCGTCTTATAACCAATTAATTCAATAAATAAATCGGAAACTAAAGTACAACCAGTTGGGGTTTCACAATATACGGTACCGTCACCGTATACATGTGCACTCATTAAATTACTATTCTTGTTAACACTATAATCTGTTTCAAATCTATAATCAAAATATTCAGAAACAGAACAATCATTTGGTCCTAATTTTACGGAAGAAAATCTGACCTTTTCGACACCATTTACATCGGTAAATGTTTCCCATTTTATTAATGGAATTGTTTCAGAATAATATGTTTGTCCTGTTGTACCTGTAAATGGAGAATATGGTTCGTATCCTGCGCTATTTCGAGTAATGGTGATGTCTGAAATTAATTCACTTAAAGCATCCAACCATAATTCTTTAATTTTATCAACATCAGGTTCTAAATAATCTTTATAATCACAAATCAACGATAAGTTGATTGGGTCGTTACTTGTAACACCACTAGTACAACCAGTTAAAGGTTGTAAATCAAATAATTTAGCACTATTTGAAGTGTTGGTTGTTCCACTTAAAACAACGTACATATTTGAAGTTAATCCACTATAATCAGCCCCACCATATATCACTCCGTCTATTTCAATTATCGGATAAAAAGTAACTCCCGTCAATCTTAATAAAGACCTAAAATTAATTTCTTCTCCTAATATGTTTTCTAAATCTTCTTCGATATATGTTTCAAAATCGGGATATAATTCTTCAATAAATTGAAGAGGTTGACAATCATAAACATATGGATATTTTGGTCTTCCGAATACATTGTTTTCAATTAAATTACCACCTGTCCAAAGTGTGGACGCTGGTACCAATTGTTCAATTAATTGAACCCAATATGGTGAAATTTTATCAACAAATTCTGTTACAGTAATTTGGTGATATGGTGTAAAACCCGTGGTTTGTGAAAGATAATCACGATACACATCTTCCAATTGAATATAATTCTTTTTGTATCGAATTTTATTTGAATTCTTTACAAGATTATGAATAAATGTATCTAAAAATTCAACAAACGTTTTTCCTGTTTGTGTTGGTAAATTGTTGTTTGTTCCAAAAGAAATTTCCAATTCTTTACTACGTCTAAAGACATCGTAATCAATGGCTCTAGCCGGTGAAATATATATCTCGATGTTTTTTCTATTTAGAATTAAATCTGAATTATCTTCTTTAAGTCTAGCTTTGGTATTATCTATGTCGGAAACCAAATCATATCCTGTATCTAAACCTGGTAATGTTCTAAAAACATTAAAATAGTCTTCACCGTAGGTGTATGGTTTATTTTTTGTGATAATTGTTTTTGTTCTACCAGTTAAAACGGAGTTTGTGGTATCCAATATTAAAGGTGAACGGTGTGATAACGTTATATCGTACCATCCCGCACCTTTTTCAAAGAAAATATCTTCAGTTTCACTGTACGCTCTTCTTGGTAATCCATTAATTTCATTAACGGGATACCCATCTCTATCAAACGAAGTTGTTCCTGTGTAAGTTTTCTTTTCATATGTATAACCAGTAACATTTAAAACCGCAAAAGTGTATGTTTTATTTCCTTGAATCGCCTCATAAATGTCTTCTTCTAAATCAAAACTCGCGGGTAATGATGTAACTTGATAGATATATTCATTAATTTTTATTAATGGTTCAGGTGCACCAAGAAATTTTAAAAAAAACTCTAAAGCCTTTCTTGTTCCTTTTGATTTGTATATCTCAATAAGATTAACTAAAAGTCTTCTATAAAACTCATATTCTGCTTCGACTAAATTTGTACCGGTAGAAATACCCGCATACGTTGTGTTTATTCTCGTATAAAGAACATCTTCTAATTTTTTTTCATCAAATAAATTTGTGGTTGATAGTCCAAGGTTTTCAGATAAATTTTTTAATAATACATCAGGTAAATTATTAATCGAATCATAACTCACATTTCTCATGTAAGCAATATTATCAATATATTTTTTTACACTATCAAAACTCTGTCCATATAATTGAAAGACACTTTCCGCTCTTTTATCTTCCGTATCAAATTCAAATAACTGAGGAGAAGATAAAAATCGAACCATTAAATTTGATTTATAATCATCAATCTCGTTTGCAATATCACTTAATCTTGTTACGTAAAGTTCATAATCTATACCAGTAATTTGAATGTTATACCCATCATTTGATAAAGGCCATGATGTTGTTACACTTACTAAAGAGGTTTTTGAATTATTTTGACTATCTCTAGGTACTCTAAAACTTGACGTATATATGGGATTTGTTTCTCTATTTAATAATGATTGTTCTAAATCATCAAGACCTGAGAAAAATTCTTCTATGAGTCCATCATTTGGTCTGATTAGAACATTGTTTAAGTAAGTGGAACCCGTAAAAGGTTGTCCATAAACTTTAAATTGGATTAAATTATCTACATTTGGTTCTGTATATTCAAGAATTGGGTATGTGACATTGTCAACAACAATAACATATTTGGTATATGATGAATAAAAATTCCTTAATTCATTTTCTGTTTCAGGTTTTATTACTGAATTTGGTTCAATAAGTACCAAATCAAATGGGTTGAAGAATTTACTTCTTTCAGTATAAAATATTGTTGTGTGAGCACTGTCATCGTATGTTGAACCCGACACACTATATGGTGAACTACTTATTGGACTATCAGCAACAATATTGATAGCACCAGGAAATTTATTAATAATTCTTGTTAGAGAAACTAAAATACGGCTAGATAAGGAACCAAATAATGATTTATCCGCATATTTTTTATTCGATTTAAAACTAACCTCATTGGTTTTTTTTGTTTTTGTTCTTGTTGTGGTTTGAATACCATCAACTTGTTTTATCGAATCTAAAGTTAAAAATTCTGAAAATGGTGTTGTTGAAAAACTCTTTGAATCTCTTTGGGGTATTACTTTATCCAAAGAGAAAACCGTGTTGGTTAAGGAAGATGTTCCATCCGTTATTTGTCTACCAACTAAAAAATCATTAAATGTTTCCGCACCGCTCGCAGCTTGACTTGGTACTTTTCTTTTTGCCATTATGTTTCTGTAATAGTATCAAAGTTTAGTGTTTCGTCAATGTCAGTTCTCTCTTCACGAACCTCATATAATGTTTCATTAAATTCATCTTTAACTTCGTAAAGATTATATTGTTTATATATGTTGTTGTTATTGTCATAAATGGTGTAAATACCTTGTGAAACCGCCTTACTTTGATTACCATACAATGCATATGCTAAAGTTGATGCGTCATGCTCAACCATTTCTATCTCTATTGTTGTGGGATTTAAATATGTGTTTGTTAAAATTATTTTTTGAGATGGTACACCAATAAACGGAACCGTATTTGGTTTATTTGTTGGTGCTGAAGATGGTGTAACAGTTAAGAACATCAAATTTGTTACTTGTTCACTGTACTGATATCTTATTGCTTTTTGAGAAGTACTTGTCAAATTTGAAACAATTGGTGTGCAATAAAAAGACGAAGTAACGATTCTATAAAAATTAGGTATTTTTTTATTATCTGATGAATTAATATATTCAATTCTATACCCTACCAATCCTTGAGGTGTAAATTTATTTCTATCATCTGAAGGAACATTTGATAAATCAATAATTAAACCCCTTACTGAAGGTAAGGATGCCAAAATTCCACAATCGGTAATCGTTGTTCTAATTTGTTTTGGTCTTATATGAAGTGTATAGATACCTAAATCAGAAAAATCATCAGATGTAAGTTTTAAATTATATAAACCGCCCAATATTTCAACATTTGGGGCGGACGTATCATCTGTTGTATCAGAATTATGATAAACAGGTGTTAAGACATCAACAGAATTTAATTTTTTAAATGTCACATCAGAAGTTGCGTTCCTATCTAAAACGTAATGAAAGTAGATTTCAACATCTTCTGGTGAAATGTCTGATGGTCGTATTATACCGTAAGAACCCGTTGCCATTTGTTTTTATTTATAAATATGAAAATTATTGTTTTCTGATATTAAAATATCCATTACCATAATAAGATAATTCTCCGGTATTTTCAATTTCAGATAATCTAAATGTTTTTTCAAGAACACCCTGTTTACCTCTTTCAACAAATATGTCCGAATATATTACAGGTTCATCAATAAACCCTAAGAAATGTTCATTTCTTGTTATAACACAATTAATTACTTCTTCTTTTGTAAATCCAGATGTTGCACCTGTAATTGTTGTTACACCATCTTCAAAATCTCTATAGTATAAATCATCAATAGTATATGCACTATAAACTAAATTATTTGTGATTCCCGTAGTTACCCCTGTATATGTGTTAGCACCATAAAGTTTCTTTTCGTTAATTCTACTCCTACCAATAGAAGCGTAATAAAATACAGTATTACCTGTGTATGTTCCATCACAATCACTGTCATAATCATTAAGATAATTTTGTGTTTGACCGGTAACATTAGAATATGGAATCGTAAAACCTGAAAAAGTACCCAAAGGATTTGGTATGGTTATGTTTGAAGGTATTTGAATTATTTTTTTTGTTTCAAATTGTGTCCATGGTGTATTTACCGAAATTGAAATCGTGGTTGTACCCGTGGAAGAATATGTTTTATTTGCGGTTATACCTGTTGCAGTTAAAATTGATGTTGTCCCATCTCCCCAATCAACCGTGAAATTTATATCATATATTTCAGATACTTTTGATGTGTCAATGGTGTTATAAACATAAACAGTATTACCTGTTTGTGTATATGAAAAATTACATATCTGTTCAACTTGTTCAATTTGCCCATCAAACCCAACCATCACACCCATTTCATCCACTGAACTTTCTAAAAAGACGGGAATATCGTGGTTATCGTATGCCTCTGATTTACTTATATTTTCCCATTCATATAATTTTAAACTTAAATCACAATCGGTGTCACCATATGACGTTCCATCTAAAGTTGTTCCCGACCAAATGTAATATCCTGAAGAAACAGTACCACCAGTAACATTAAAAATAATATAACCATCTAAAGAGTCTATTATATTTGTGCTAGTTAATTCAAGTAAACCACCTAAACTATTGTACCAATATGGTTTATCAACCGCATACAACTTTAAGTTGGGAATTGATTTCCTACGTATTTCGTATTTTAAAGGTGGTTTAATATCCATTATTGTCTTCTTTCATAAAAATTTATTGGAGCACTAAGTTGACCTTTTCGTGAACCCAATGAACCATTATATTGATAAACAATATATGAATAATCGGTTCTATCTATAATTACTTTATAATAAACATCTTCTTCTTCAATAATTTCTTGACCAATAGACTTTGATTTATTAACAAAATCAATAATTGTTCCATCTTTTGCGTTATAAAATTTTGCGGTCATATAAAAAGTATTTCCTGTGATGTTTGTTCCACTAAAAGGTGAATCATCTAAAAACCAAAAGAAATACATATTTTCGGTATTTCTATAATTTGAACCCGTAAAAACCGGAAGAAAAACAAAATCATTCAACGGTAACGTTGAACCAGATGGTGTTCCTGTAAAATAAACTTTTTCACCCAATGGTAATATTAAATTTTTTGAAAAGACCAATCGTCTATTTGTTTGATTTGGTGAATCATCGTTGGTTGTTTTGTAAAACTCTAAACGAAAAAAACTTTCAGTTGATTGTCTTAACATTTTTGCATTTTCTCTCAATGTTATACCAACTGACTCATAATTCTGATTATATACACTTGAGGTGTTTAGAAAATAAAAATTGTACCAAATATCAACTTGTGTAAATGTGGTTCCACTGGTAGATGTTACTGAATACGGTGAATGTATATATCTTGTTGTTTCATAGTTTTCAGCCGGATTTATTATGTCATATAAAATTTCTTGTTCCATTTGTTGTGCACTATCCGTCCACCCCAAATCTGACTTAAATGTTTGATTTGACGATAACAATATTTTTTGGTCGGTATCTTTTACTATAAATTTCATTAACACTTAAAACTTTCTATATTTTTAATTAAATCTTGTTTGTTTCTGTATATGTTCTCATTTCTTAAATAGAAATCAATATCACTTTTTACATAATGAATACCATTAATAAATGAAAAATTTGTACCTAAACCGTCCGAGTCAATAAACCCATGGTCATATAAATCTCTCCATTTCCACAACCCATCGTTTTGAAAATATTTTGCATTTTGTGGTAACCCGTATATTTGATTAGTTGTTGATGTTTCGATATATGGTGAAAGTTGTCTTAATTTAACCCTATGATGGGGTTGATAAAACAAACCAAATTTGTTCGTTGCAGACGCACCAGAAAAGGTGACAGTTGACCCTGTTTGACCATAATCAAAAACAAAAAGAGGGTTCGAGAATCTATGGTATGCTTCACTAATAATTCTTTCCTTTAGTTCAGAAACATTATATTCAACAAAGGCACCATGTAATATAGTGTTAATAGGAACATCAGTACCACCGGTAAAATTGTATGTTACCGAATTTATTGTTTTAGTGAATGCGGTTGTTGGAATTGAAGTTTCAATAGTTGTTGAGCCGTCAAAATGTTGGTCAACCCATGTGTCATGGAAATTAAATTTCCATCCAACTTTTGGTGGATAATCAAAATATCCATTTCTATTTGATAATAATGTTGTTACATAAATTTCAGTAGGTAAATATTTTAAATTATTTGTTAAACCTGTTAAAATGAATGGTTCTTTAAAATCGTAAATTAAAGACTCCATCATATTTCTTTCTACCAAATAATCACTAATACCTTCACTATTTTCTAATAATAATTTTTTTTCATTTTCCCAAATAGATGATTCAAATCCGGCTTTATCCAAAATATAATCACCTCTTTCTGTAAGTGTTTTATGTTTATGAACATAATATGTGGAGGTTGTACCCGTTAAATTATCTCTATCAATACATCTTTTACCAAACACAACAGTCGATAATGTTGTACCTGAAGGTAATTCTGATTTTGAAATATCTAAAACAAATTTTTCAGACCTAAAAATAGAATCACCAACGGAAATAACAGAGAATGTTCTCCCACTTGCACTAACTGAATTGTTTAATGTTCCTCCACTAATTGTTATGTATTCACCCGCCAATATTCCATGCTCAACGGGACTTGTTAATTTATATGTTCTACCATTATCTTCAACTCTAAACGGTATCCCGTCTCCTGAAACAAAATTAAACACCGTGTTACCACTTAAAGTATATTTCATCGGGTAACTTGTGTCGTGGTCATAAACATACGATAAATGAATATTCCAATTGTGGTACGGAGCCATTATACTCGATATTGAAACGTGACTTGACTCACCACTATAAGATATTGATGGGGTATATGTAGTTATCGAAGAAAGTGTTTGTACTGAATTAGATTGTCTTAACACATCTTTTCTAAGAAAAGCAAATTCGTTGTATGGTATGAATCCATCAAAATTATTATCTCCACCATCACCAACCAAATACAAATTCTTTAAAAGTGGCTCGTAGTCAGTGTCACCACTATACAAATTTCTGAAAACCATTTTTAGTTTTCCGTGTATTTTGTAAGAACTACTTTCGTTTCTTTCTTTATTAAATAATTCAACATTATTTAATATGACGTTTCTATCCCCTTCTCTTAAAAGGTTTTGTGTTTCATCCAATCCAATTCTAATATTTTGGTCAACATTTGTTGAACCAAAAAATTTTTTAGATGGTAATATTATTTTTTTCTTATCCATTATTCAGATGTTGGAAACGCTCCTTTAGGTCCAAATAGTTGAACAAACTTATCTACCGCAGTTTTGCCTGGTCTAATTCCAAAATAAAATAAAAATGGTGTGGATAATATTTGTAAATTACCCGTATAATTTTTTAATGTTGGTTTTAATATGTAATCAATATTGGTGTTCCACGATTGAGAATCCCATACACCAATACTACCTTTTCTAACCCATAAAGTACCTGCTAATGGAGTTTGAGTTGTTCCCGAAGTAATATGTAACACAGTGAACCCTTCTTCTTGATTATCGTATTGTAAATGAACATCAGTTGTGTCCTCAACATCAAATGAACCATCGTTTACATCTGCACCCGTTATATTAAAGGTATTACCTGAATAATCTTTTGTCATTGGAAACAAAACATAATTATATGTTGTGTCGCCCGTAAACGTATAACTAAATGTCATTCCCTGTAGTCTATGTGTCCTTATGGTATCGTAATCCCACGATTGATTATAACCTTCCCCAAAACCTTGTCCTTGTTTGTCCCAATAAAAAAATGGAACAATCTGTGATGATTCAGTCAACCTACCAGGTTCATTTAAACAAACCCTCACTCTATAACCATCATCATCCAAAACAAAATTTATTGGTATAGGTCCATTTAATGTTCCGGCTTGTGACCTAAATAATTGGGAATATGTGTCGGGGTCTAAAATTAATGGACTATATTGTCCGTAATATCTATTTTGTAAATCAAATTCCTCAACACCAACTTCGCTATTTATTGATATTAATTGTAAAACGTCTCCATTTAATATTTCTTTTGTTGTATTAAATGGGAAGTACGAATTAAATCCATTATTTTGAAAAAAATCTCTATATTCAAATGTGTTATTGGTATCTAATCTATAGTTAATATAAAGCCCGAAAATTTCCTTAAAGTTTTGAAAAGATGTTGGCCCAATACTTCGAACAACCGAACAATTAGGGTCTAAAGATGGGTCGACACATATTTCTTTTATAAATTCATCTCTTGGTCCCAAATCCATAATTGTTGTTGGGTGTCTTAATGTACTGAATGTTGTTCCGTTACTTACTGTAGATTGAAAAGACGAACCATCCCACTTAGTTGACCTATAGTAAAATCTTTTAACAGGTTCACCAGAGGATTTTTCACTTACTTTATAATATAATAAATCGTCGCAATAATTTGTTCCTCTAACGTTCAAATCTAATGTTTCCTCATTATCCCATCTAACCCTTGCTTTAAAAGCAAACAGATAAAGAGAACCACCTAACCAATTTTCAATAAATGAATAATTTACAACACCTTCACAAAAAACTTTATTGATTAGTTTTCTTCTGGCATATTCTCTAATTAATTTAAAATTATATAACCAATTATTTGGAGATGCTGCTGGTATTATTGTATATGTCCCTTTTCTAAATTCAGAAAAACCACTTCTAGTACTACACGTCGAACAAGGATTACTATTCGTATTATATGATATTTGTCCAACAGGTAACAGACTTGTACACGATGTTCCGTTTTGAACCGTGACTAAAGCCGTATTGTTATAATCATCATTAATATTTGAGGCACAATACGTTTGTTTAACAAGTGTTTCATCGTATATTGTATTCTGCGTATCGCAACCTAAAGACAAATCACCGGTAGCACCAGATAAAGATTGTTGAGGTAGTTTAAGAGAAGAATCATATATTTCATAAGTGAATCCTGTCCATTGAAAATCACTTAAAGAAGAATTACCAACACTATCACCACTTATTGAACTATAACAACAAGAATTGGTTACTGACGATGGTCCAGAACAACCTATAGAATAATTCATACAACTTGATGTTGAAATATAAGATGTTAAATTACCATAAGACTCAATATCAGATATATCAACACGCAACACATACCACTTATTGTTTACCGGTGTTGGTATATCATAAACGCCATAGGAACATTCACCTATTGTTGCGTCACCAATAGATATTCTTACATTAGATAATGCAGTGTAACCGGAGGGTATTGAATAATAAAAGGCAACCATATAGGATAATCCTCTGGTTATTGTTCCCGCACTTTTTGTTACTGCATTTGTCCAATCAATTGAAAATGTCATAGTGCTAGGGTCGTCTAATATTGTTTCGATATATCCGCTACATGTTTTTATACTAGAGTGATAATATAAAACGTAATTATATACTGTTGAGCAAATACCATCAGTAAACGTAATACTTGATGAAGTATTTTGCGAAGAAGTTGGGTCGGTACAATCACACGTTCCGTTTGGGGTTTGTCCAGATGCACAAGCCGGTTGAGAAAAAGGTGTTACATATAAGTCACTAATGGACCATCGACCTTCAAAACAACTATTTGTTGGACACGGAGATGGATAATCATATTGTGGGGGTATTCCATTATTACCTAATCGATACACTAACCAACCAAAATTATTATTATCATATCCCTTATAACCAACTTGAGTTGCTGGTGAACCACAAGAAAATTGGTCAATTGTTAGTTCGGAATATGTATTTACCTCTAAAGTATTTAATCTATTAAGTTCATACGCATTTGCACTTCCATGTGGTAAATAACTTTTTAAAACAATAAAATACGTTTTACCGCTAATTGGTAAATTACTTGCAGTATATATAGTATCCAATGATTCACCAGTCGAATTACCGTTACAAGTTATTCCCGTAAAATTATAAGTGGGTAACGTTGAACCACTTGAAGACATAATGAACTCGTCAATTGTATTATCGGGGTCACATATTGGTGAATATGGAGAACCATTAATATTTAAAGTATCTCTAACCGCAACTCCTTCCCCGACTTTACAATATAGTTCATCAGGTCTTTCAGTTGGAATAAGTATTTGTTCACTTGAAAAATCTTCACAAGTTTCACACTCAGGATAAACAACAATTGATAAATTAACAGTACCAAATCGTTGTAATGGTTCAATAACTAATGAATCAAAAACTTCAAAAGGTCTCCAATCAATAAGGGTTACACCAAAAGCCCTAATATATATTCTAATACTATAAAGAAATTGAAACGGAACTATTAATACTTGTATTGCACCAATAAATGCTCCGTATATTATTCTTTCAAATATACTAATTACAGTTGCTAACAATATTGGAAAACTAAATCGTCTCCATCCATAATTAATTGGTGGTGTTACTATACTTGATTCACAGTCTTCTTCCTCTTTTGGTGATATGTCTTTTATACCAATATAGTTGTCTTTACCACCTTTAAAATGACTCCCCATATACGAACTTACCGTATATACTTTATTATATGTAAACCTGAAAAAATAATCTTCAGGATAATAGCTACCGTATGTTTGATTAAAAATCACAGAGTTTGTTGTAGAACCAGTTGGATAATCGTTCCAATCTAAAGAAAACGCATAGGAACCATCAACGTCAGAATTATATTCTCGTATATTTGGTAACAAATAACTACCTGTAAATCTAACTCTACCTAATGTATTGTTCTTACCTGAAATTCTAAATCTATAACACGCTGATGTTGGTATACCTTTATTTGGGTCATTTGTGATTTCTGTTTCACCAAATTCGTTTGTGTACTGATATTCCATGTTCATGGGTAATGGAATCACAAACGAACCGTCTTCGTCTACATCTTCTTCTATTTGATACGTCTCTAATATTGGTCTACCCAATGAATCTTTTGAAGAAGTAAATCTTATCATTTCAATCTCCGCGGCAAAAGTTGTTAAATCACACTTTCTACCCATAGCACTTCTTGGTCGACAATTTTTGTTTAAGGTGTTTTTACCTTGGTCTGAATATATTGAACCCAATAAATATGCTTTGGGTTCTACTTTTACCCCTTGACTTGATAAATCAAAATCTGTTCTTGTTATTCCAATTTCACATAAATCCTCATTTCCCCAAAAAGGAAAAACTTCAATTGTTTGATTAAAAGATACTATTTGAGGTAATGAATCTAAATCATCAGATGATTTATATGAATATGTATTTTTAAAACTATCAACACCTCTACCTTGTCTTATAAAATCATCGGGTCTTAATGAAAAACACCCAATATCAGATAAATCAACATCAACATGTATGATTTGTGTACCAACAGGCACACCCCATATCATAAAATCACCAGCATCATTTGTTTTTACGGTATACTTATAATATTTTTCATAAACTTCTAAAATCTCTTCTCTTGTTAAAATATCTAATTGGTCAGGAAAAGTACCAGTTGGTTCGTGTCCACCGTGTTGTTTTCTACTTGGAAGTAAGTTGTATCGATAACCGTTTTCATTTCTATCGGTTACAGATGTATATGGGTATAATGAGGATATTACCGGGTCGTTCACATCATCATCTGAAATGGGTATAAAAATAGAAACTCTAGCATTTGGTACACCAAAACCATTGTTTACGAATATTCTACCACATACAACCCCATAATCAGAACACATGGAAGTATACGCTTCTGTCTGTGTAAATTTTAAAGACAATATCTCTAAAAGGTCGAAATCATTTTTTAATTCAACGACAACCTTTTGGTCTCTCCCAATGTTTGTAGAAATTCTATGTTTTTGCATTTCTATATAAATAGAAAATAAACAATTTTCTAATTAAAATAAATCCAATTTAAAACGTAGTTGTTCCTAATGTTTTAACTCTGACTTTAATATCTTTTTCGGGAAATCTAATTTGATATATTTGATTGGATTTCATGTAAATTGTCATGTCTGATTGTGCAATTTCTTTTGTGGATTCATTAACATAAGATTGCGCAACTTCTGATGATGAATATTCTCCACCTATGTTATTAAAAACTCTAATATCAACAGCATTTACTACACCCGTAACATCACCAATCATTCTAGATAAATCACCAACTAAAAGAGGGTCACCCATTTTTCTTTTATCTATTGAGAAATATTCAACAACATCTTGAATCACCGTTCTAACTATTTCTGTTTGATTACCGTTTTTATCTATTACAATATCTAACTCCAATGAAAAATCAACAACTTCTCCACTTTCGATTTCTAAAAAATCATTTACCATTCTATATTCTGACAAATAATTTATAATATTATTTTTTAAGGTTGTTGAAACGGTATCAATTAAATTACCATTTTCATCATATGATAGTAATTTGATTTTTATTTTATTATCTTCTTCCATTACATTAACTTTTGCAGGTGCACCATATAATGCTGGCATTGTTTCAATCATTGATTTATAATCATTTAATGTAACCGCCCTGTTTTGTGCCGCAAAATTATAAGATATCATGTTTCTAATTTCTTCAATTGTCGGTTGGTCCGCACCACCAATTGCTGGTGTTACGTTTGTTACCGTCAATGAATTTTGAACTTGAGTGTTTATATTTGAATTTGGTCCGTTAATAACAAAATCAATATCATCGGTACTTGTAATAATATTAATCCCTAAATTACTATCTCTACCACCCCCAATTCTATATTTTACAAATAAAGTCGTATTCGATTTAGGTAAAGCACCTAAAGATGTGTTATTTAGATATACTCCCAAATTAACTTTTAAATTACCCGTATTATAATCATCCAAATTATCCATTGGATTTACATTACCCGAACCAAACGTTATTGAGAAATAATTTTCGGGGGTGTATTCTGTTATAAATTTATTTGAAACCGATAGATATGTACCAGAAATAAAGTTATCCGAATCTGATGATGATGTTGGGTCAGGTATAAAAACTTTATCTTGCATTAAAGTTTTTACTTCGTACCACTTATTTGTCGAAGATAAAAATTCTGAATCAGTGGGGTTACTAGCAAAAGATGTACCTTCTTTGTGTATAATTGAAGAAACACCCAAAATGTTTTGTTCAGGTAAAAATATTTTTAAAAATGGTTTTTGGTCTAATTCAGTTATTACTCGTCTATATATTCTTGTAACACCATTGATAACAGCTTCTCTTTTTACAATAGAATACGATATTAGTCTATTGTTTCCATCAAAATTTGGTATTTTTAACCTGTTTGGTTCTCCTCTACTATTAAATGGATTTGAAAAATCAATATCATCTACCGTTTCAAAAACTTGACCACCACCTGAAACTTGTGCACCTGTTTTGATTGTACCCAAATATCTTGTATCTTCTTTGTCTCCTCTTACCGGTACTTGTATTGTAAAATCACACAAAGCAACAGATGGTCTATTTCCCGGTATTTTTAATCCATAAGTTTTAGCAATATGATACAAAGATTGTCTTTGTTGTGCAAAATCTAAAATTGTTTCTTGCCAAACCCTATCAATGTGAAAATGTAAATTGTCGGCAACCGCAGCATTCAAATCTAACAGTACTGAAAAAATAGATGCGTCGTTTGTATTTTTAATTAAATCGGGATAATATTCTCTAGTTAAATTAACTAATTCTTGTCTTAGACCGGCAAAATCTCTAACAGCGTATGATATTTTTTTACTCATATTAAATGTTTATAATTATAAAATCAGAAGAAACAAATGGTTCATTATTAATATCATAATCTACCCTAACTTTAGCCGTGTATGGTTTAGTTGAATAGTCTGAAACTCTAAATAATCTCGAGTCTTCATCTTCTTGTGGACTAGCGGGTTCTTCTTCGTCTTGGTCTGCAGCAGTTACTCTTATGGATTTTATTTCTAAATTAGGAATGAATGTTCTTACCGATGTTCTTATTTCATCTTCTATTTGTCCCCACGTAACCGCATCGTTTGGTTCAAAAATAAATTCAAATAACCTAGTACCAAAATCAGGTAAATAATATCTACTACCTTTTCTTGTTAACAAAAGGTGTATCAAATTTGCACGAATTTCTCTTTCAGGTGTTTCTGTCATTATTAAAAAATCACCTTTAAGACTTTGTCTAAATGGAAAATCTATACCATATGTTCCCGCCATGTTTATAAATATAGTAAAACAATAAATCTAAGTTTACATTTTCATTAATATGTTCATTAGTGTTTTTATTTTATTCCTTTCTTCCATTATATCAACATTTTTGTGAATAAATTTTGAACCTAAATCTGTTTTTAATGAAGGTTTATAAACAGCATCGGGATGTAAACTTTTCATCTTTTTTATCAACATTGAACCAAAACCTTCCCTTCTTCTATTCGGTCTAACTATAATATCACTAACTGTTATTTCATTATTGTAAACCGTGTATGCAACATAACCTATAATAGTTTCAGATTCAAATCCAATTGGGTTTTCGTCATCATCTTCGTAAATACCCAGTTCGTAGTTATCTTGTCCATCATAATGGTCAACGTGTTCGTGGTTAAAAATAATCTTTTTCATATATTATAAATATAAAAAAATCCCATCGAGTATTCGATGGGATTGTATATCGTTTAGTTTTCACCCCCTGTATGACCAAACGATTAGATGTTCAAGGTCAACCTTGACTATTAAGGGAGTCACCCAAAATTGTTGTTATGAACCACATCCTTCACATTCAAATGGCGAATCATTTGGTTTAATTGATAAAACCATTTCCTCAACATAATTACTTGTTAAGTTTGATTCTTTAACATTACTTATTTGATTTTCAACATTTGGTTTAGAAGTTGTTACATCAATACCCAACCCTTTAATTGGGTCAACAGCCGCCTTAGTTCTAAGATAGTACATTCCGGTTTTTAAACCAAGTTTCCACCCGTATAAATGAGCAGCCATAACTTTTGTTTTATTTGCGTTATCAATAAATAAATTTAATGACTGAGATTGGTCGATATAAATTGACCTATTTGCCGCCATTGTTAGAATTCTTTTTTGTGACATTTCCCAAACTGTCTTATAAATTTCTTTTACATCAACAGGTATCTCGGGTATGTTTTGAACCGAACCGTTTTCCATTATTAATTTTTTCTTTATTTCATCAGACCACAAACCTCTTTCCAACAATTCATTAACCAAATGTTTGTTGATTACGATGAACTCCCCACCTAGTGTTCTTCTTGAATAAAGATTGGATGTGAATGGTTCGAATGCCTCGTTATTACCTAAAATTTGAGCGGTAGATGCTGTTGGCATAGGTGCAACTAATAAAGAGTTTCTTATACCATATTTGACAACATCTTTTCTTAGCGATTTCCAATCCCATCTTCCACTTGTGTCCTTGTCTGTTTTACCCCATAACTCGTATTGAAATTGACCCTTAGATAAGGGAGAACCATCAAATGAAGAGTATGCCCCATTTTCAATAGCCAAGTCTTTAGATGATGTGAGAGCCGCGAAATAAATTGTTTCAAATATTTCTACTTGTAATTTGTCTGCATCCTCACTTTCAAAAGGTAATTTTAACATACAAAATACATCTGCCAATCCTTGAACACCTAAACCAACTGGTCTATGTTTCATGTTTGAAAGTTTTGTTTCCTCAGTAGGATAAAAATTTAAATCAATAACGTTGTTTAGGTTTTTTACAACTTGATACACATATTCATATAGTAAATCGTGATTAAATTCTTTGTTGACTATGTATTTTGGTAAAGCAATTGATGCTAAATTACAAACCGCTTGTTCTTCTGAAGAAGAAAATTCTAGAATTTCAGTGCAATTAAATGTTTTTAATCCTTGTGAAATAAAAATATGTTCATCATTATAAATTGTTGGACAATAAACATCTTCTTTACCCACATATTCTATGGATTTTACTTTATATCCCTTTTTCGTATTATCCCGAAATTCACGATTATCAATGATTATGTTTTTTCTATCAAGAAACCCTATTTTTTCATTTATTTTTTGTGAGTCATTTTTATTACCAACAATTAATCTATAACAATCTTTTGTTTTGTATAGTGAATATCCACCTTTACCATTTGGTAATGACCGTTGACCTCCATTTCTTAACAATCTAATAGATGTTTGAAGACCTAAATTTTGAAAAATTAATTGAAGCTCTTTTAAAAAATCAATATTTATGTCGGCATAACTTATTTGTGTTGGCTCCCCTTTTGATTTATTTTTATTAGCTGTTCCATCAGCAAATAATAAACCCCGCAAATAAGACCATTGCGTTTCTTCATTTGAAGACCAAATCCATTCGGGTACATATCCCTTTTCAAAGAGTAATTCTTTTTTAAAAAATTCACTAGATAATCTTTTTTTCTTTACTTTAGAAAATGAAACAACACAATCTATAAATTTACCACCTTTAGTTGAATATCTAGGTTTATACTCGTATTTTGAATATAATTTTTGAATTTTGTTTTCAATCTCTTCAACTAAATCAAAATCATTTTCCCATAAATCAAATAAAATTGATGATTTGTTTTGTGTACCATCTGATTGATATAAACCCAATAAAAAGGCCTCATCTACCATTTCTTTTGAACCAAACAATCCTTTATTAGTTTGTACTGCTATTTTATCACCTATTTTTAAATCCTTACATTCAATACGTGTTATATTATTTCTTGAGTCAATTACAGGTATTCCATGATATGGTGTTACTTTATGTTCCATACCATTTTCTAATGTTATTTTATAAACATCTTCATTTTCACCTCGTTTAATCATTTTGGATGATTTGACAATTTCAGAACCATTAAAAAGTTCTAATTCCACATCCATTTCACACAATTCTTTGGCTGTTAAGTAACCCTTTGTTGTCACCACTCTTTGGTCACCTGTTATACACAAATTAGATGATTTTATTGTACCTAAATTCTTTTGGTTTGATTTGTAATTAGCAGCATCCTTATATAACATATAAGGAACACCTGTTTCAATTTGAGCAGTTAAAATAGCGTCCATTAATTTTCTGGCCTTTACAACTTTTCTAGCCCTACCCTCCTTTTCGTATCTTTCATATAACTCAGTAAAATCTTGTGTAAATTTGTATGGGTCATCATATACGTCAGATAATCCAGGTGCCTCATCTGGTGAAAATAATGACCATTCTAAATCTTGTTCTACTCTTTTCATAAATAAGTCAGGGACCCACATCGCTAAAAATAAATCTCTAGCCCTTAATTCTTCTTTTCCATGATTTTTTCTTAATTCAATAAACTCAAATACATCTGAGTGCCATGGTTCAAGATAAACAGCGAATGAACCGCGGCGGCGACCCCCTTGGTTAATCCAACGAGCAACTTCATTGTATGTTTTCATCATTGGTAACAAACCATCTGATTCTCCACCAGTACCTTTGATATATGCACCTTTACCTCTTACATCATGAACATGTAAACCAATACCACCGGCCCATTTAGATATCTTCGCGACATCTTTTATTGTGTCAAATAAACCATCAATATCATCACCTTTATTACCAATCAAGAAACAGGACGACATTTGTGGTCTGTGTGTTCCTGCGTTAAATAAAGTAGGTGTTGCGTGTGTATAATAATGTTGTGATAAATCATCATAAATTCTTAAAGCGGTCTCTATGTCATTATTACAAATACCAACAGCAACTCTCATGTACATGTATTGTGGTCTTTCAACAATACGATTACCAATCTTTAATAGATATGAACGTTCTAATGTTTTAAACCCAAAATAATCAAAATCAAAATCTCTTTCTTGAATAATCGCACCATCTAAAACATCCTTATATTGTTGAACAAAATTATAGGTTTCATTTGAAATTAATGAAGATTCCTTATTTGTTTTCGGTTCAACAAATAAATGCAATTCCTTGATTGAATGTGAGAATTTTTTTGGTGTGGTTTTATGTAAATTAGATACCGCCAATCTACCAGCTAATTTTGCGTAATCTGAGTGAGAGGTGACAAGAGATGCCGCAGTTTCCGCTGCTAAAACATCTAACTCTGTTGTTGATATACCGTCATAAATACCTTGTGTCACTTTAAGGGTTATCAATGTCGGGTCAACATATTCAAGATTTAAATCATCGCAAAAATTTTGAATTCTTCTTGTAATTTTGTCATATCTCATTTCTTCCAATGAGCCATCTCTTTTTTTAACTTTCATATCTTTAAATTTTAAAAATCAACATCATCAAATGAACCACTCATATCCTCAATAGATGTAACAGTATTCACACCCGCTTTTTGGTATTCAGCAACTCTTTTTTCAAAGAAATTAGTTTTACCTTGAAGTGCGATATTTTGCATAAAATCAAAAGGGTTCTCAACATTATATACTTTAGAACAATTTAAAGAAACTAATAGTCTATCTGTAACAAATTCCAAATATTGAGACATTAGGTCAGAATTCATCCCAATTAATCTAACAGGTAATGCCTCAAGAATAAATTCTTTTTCTACTTCTAAAGCACCACATATGATTTCTTTTATTTTCTTTTCAGACAATTTATTTTGAATATGTTGATTGTATAGATGACAAGCAAAGTCACAGTGCATACCTTCGTCTCTTGAGATTAATTCATTTGAGAAAGTTAGACCGGGCATTAATCCACGTTTTTTCAACCAAAAAATTGAACAAAATGAACCCGAAAAGAAGATACCTTCAACAGCGGCAAAAGCAATTAATCTTTCAACAAACGAATCGGAGTTAATCCACTTTATTGCCCATTCCGCTTTCTTTTTAATTGCCGGAATAGTTTCAATCGCATTGAATAATTTATTTTGTTCCTGTTTGTCTTTAATATAAGTGTCAATTAACAACGAATAGGTTTCACTATGAATATTTTCCATCATAATTTGAAAACCATAAAACATTTTCGCTTCAGTGTATTGAACTTCATTAACAAAATTCATCGCTAAATTTTCATTAACAATACCATCAGATGCAGCAAAAAACGCCAAAACATGTTTTACGAAATGTTGTTCATCTTCGTTTAATTTATTTTCCCAATCATAGATATCATCCTTTAAATCTATTTCTTCCGCGGTCCAAAAACAAGCCTGTTGTTGTTTATAAAGCCTCCAAATGTCATGATATTCAATTGGAAAAAGGACAAAGCGACCCGGATTTTCTTGTAAAATCTTTTCTTTCATAATTATAATTTTTTTTTTAATTTGTGTTCAACATTTGATTTCTACGGATAAAAGCTTCTTTTGCTCTCGTAGCGTTGTCTTTTTGTTTCTCCTCTTTGTGTCCGAGAAGAGTTGTTTGAGATTCGGTATCAATAATCAAATATTCATTATCAAATTTACAGTTTTGCCATATAATACCGTCCTTACCTATTCTTGATTTAAGAAGGGTCATAGTTGCCATTTTGTGGTCTTTTTGTTCAATAGTTTTACCTATCGATAGAATCACGTGAGCAATTTGAGCTTTTTTAATTGAACCACCCATTTGGTCACTATTAACCACTTCTGATGAAATAGATTCCCTATTACCTTGAGTAGCGGTCCATATTACTAAATTAAATTCATTTGTCATAGATTCTAAACTTCTCATTACGGAACCCTCACCTTTCCATTCATCCCCATATTGTGATTTTTCTGGTGATATACAATCAACGTAATCAATTATCAATAAGTCTATTTTTTTTCCTTCAGATAATCTTTTTCTAATTCTTGTTTTTATTTCAGAAATGGTAACAGAATCACTTGGTAATTTTAACAAATCAAGACTCCCCTTACTGTTTGTACTTTTTTCTAAAACAGCATTTTTTACTAATTCTTTATTATCTGGTTGTTCATCTGGTGAAACACCCGACCATATGGTATAATGTTTACGTTTAATAACATCTGTACTATCCTCAAAAAATACTTGAAGCACATTGAAACCGTAGTTATATGCCGTGTTAGCAAATAAAGTTAATAATGTCGATTTCCCTGTACCTGTTGGTGCTAATACTACACCTAATTCACCTATACCTAAACCACCTTTAAGTACACTGTCTAAACCACTGATACCAGTTGGTATGGGGCACCTATTATCCTTTTCTAACGCTTGGTCAATGTTTTGAAAAACATCGACGGTCTCATCGGGCGGTAGACCAACTCTAAGTGCTTTCTGTATTATCCCCTCAATTTTATGATATTCTTGAAATGCCCCGTTTTCAATAATAGTATTGACATGTTTAATCTCTTTTTTGAGATTTTGTTGTTTACAAAAATTTAACGCCTCTTCTTGGACCATAGGGTCCTCTTTGGTGTTATCCATTAAATCTTGTATTGTATCAAGATGGACTCTAGCAGATTCTTGAGAACCATACTCCATCACAATTGTCTGTGATAAACTCTGATAATCAGGAATTTTATTATATTTTTGATAATACTCTTTAATGTGTTGGGTAATGTATTTAAATGATTGATTGTCAAAGTATTTGCTTTCAATTACATCAATAATTTGTTCTCCATATTTTTTGTTTTCGATAATTGCTTTTAAAAGTGTTTGTTGAAATGATGCTCCTAGAAATCCAAAATTTTTTTCTGACATGTTTTTTTATTTTTTATAATTCATAATTTAAATACGTTGTTTCCAAATCTTTAGAAGACAATACGTTTGTTAGTTCTGATAAATATCTTTTAAGATATGGACGAATATCTACAGTATACCTTACCTTCGGGTGATAATAGTTAGCCGGAAACATACTTCTGATAAATACTTCATCACCTAACTTAATTTCCAAAACAAAGTACTCTTGAGTACTGTCTAATTTAGTTTCGGAGTCATCCGAATCGTAAAAAAATTCCATGTTATCGTATAGATAATCCATAGTTTTTATTTTTAAATCTTCACCAATTTCATCGCAAATATTTTTTACAATGTAGTATAAATCCATAGAATGGCGAATCTGTGGATTGTACTCTCTTACGTTGAAAAACCTTTGACATACGATATTGTTTTCAAGTGTAAGTAGAAATTCGAATTTTAATAGTTCTTGATTATTCATTTGTTTTGATTTTAATTGTTTTTTTATTTTTTTCTTTTCTTGTTAATCTTAAAAATGGATTTAAAAATTTTATCCACGCATCATCCGATTTTGGTAGTAGTAAAAATAATCCATCCTCAATCATCATCTTCATTGTGTTTTTATATGAACGACCCTCTGAATCCATATAATCATCTACTAATAAAGATATTGATTCTTTAGCATCTTCGGTTAAAAATGGGGAATCAAGACTAACTATTTTTTCATTAACTTGAAAAAACTCCTCTCCCAAAACACCGTATTTAGTAACACCAGTTATAAAATTAGTTATTGACTTGTTATGTTTATCATTTTCAAACAAATCATTAAATTTATTTCTTATATATTCTAATGTTAATTGCCTTTCTTTTAATTCAGGAACAGCATTTACCAATTTTGTGATTCCTAAACTTTTTATTCCCGCGATATTATCGGATTTATCACCACATATCATTTTAACAAATTTAACATTTTCAATCAAAATTTCTTCTTGTTCGTATGTAAACATATCATTTTGTTGATAAAATTTACTATACGATGGATTATATATTCTTGTTTTTTCAGAAACTAATTGAGTAAGGTCACCATCCCCTGAAAAAATAATCTTATTTTCATTTGGTGAATTTTGAACATAATACGCAATCGAGTCATCACTTTCACAATATTCATATTCACCTTGTCTAACATATAGGTCTTCTAAATATTGTTTTATCCTATTTCTTTCTCTTGTGTATGAATTTAATTCTTCTTCTGTCCTAATTCTAACCCTTCTATTTTGTTTATATTGGTGATAAAAACCTCTTCTAGTTTGTGAACCGTTTTCTCCATCCCAAAAAACAACTACTTTATCTAAATGATGTTTATCAATAAAGATACGAATAGTATTGATGAAATGATATATCCCACCAATATGTTCCCCTTTATGAAAATGATTTTTTAGTGCAAAAAACCCGATTGTTAGTAAATTATCGCCATCTACTAAAAGTACATTAGACATTTATCATTGTTCTAATTGTTAAACAATCAAGATTCATCTGAATCTTCTTCAAAAATAACTGAGTCTTTTAACTCAAAATCACCACCACCTATTTTTTCTTTCCAAAAGTTAGAGTATTCTTTTTTATAAGTTTCTAACGATTCTTTTGTATCAGGAATGTATCCATTATGAACGACAATCACTTTCCCATCTTTATATCCCAAACCATTGACGTGATTTTTTATTATTGATATTTTTGTTCTAATGGCGTATGTGATTTTTCTACCATCTTTTACCGCATCAATATGATTGATTCCCGATTTTTTCTGATTACCAAACAAGAACACCAACGCGGATGCCAACCAAAGAGCCTCCCCACCTTTTGCTTTAATTTCTGGTTGACCAAAAGGATTATCAGGTAATTCAACCCATGGTTGATTAACCACAACCATTGTCAAATAATATGAATTTTCTGCGGAAGGATAATCTTCTTTTTTTGATTTGGTAATTCTCGCATGTATTCCCATTCCAATTTTATCTGACAATACACTGGCGTTATGTTGTTTTCCTCCTTTACCTTCAAAGGTCATTTTACATGGAATTGAACCTATCGAGTCCCAACAAAGTAATATATTTCTTGGGATGTCACCATTTTCATGAGCGTCTATAATCTCATTAACAAAATCGGTTGCTTGTTCAATATACTCAAAAGAATCGTTAAAGATGAAATCTCCTGACCATTCACCGTTTTCATCTTTTTTTGCTTCAAGACCCAATTCAACTGCGTGTTCCCATTTCCATTTTCTTTCAGTGATAATGAAGACAACTAAATCACCTCTCCTTTGAGCGTCAACCGCAGACAATATCATTGCGGTTGTCTTTGATGAATTAGTGTGGCCCAAAAACATGTTTATATTACCCATAACGGGACCCGGTAAACCACATGCACCATTAAAGGTTTCACCACAATAATAAAATTTCTCTTCTTTGTATTTTGTTTTAGAAGAAAATTTTGAAATATAATCGAATTCTTTTTTCTTAATTGGCATTGTATATTTTATAATTTTTTGTTTAAAAAAATAAGAGCATGGACACAGTGTCTATGATAGTGTCCATGCTCAATCTTAATTAGAATGGTAGTTCGTCGTCTTCAGTAAAACCTTCTTGTGGGTCAACATAATCAGGTTCTTGTGTTTGTGGTTGTTCTGTTTTATTAGAGCCCCCGATTTTTTCTTCACCTGAAGATGTGGACACCCACTTACCTGTAACGCTGTCCCATTTTGGATTTTGGTCAGTTGCAACCATTTCCAAATACTCTTCTGGTTTTTTCGAATAAACATCAGACCAAATTAATGGGTCGTTAATCCAAGAATCCGCAACTGATTTATCTTCATGCAATGGACTTGGGTCCTCGGGGATAATCTGAGTAATTGTGGTATAATCCCTACCATTACCTGCTTTTGAAAGGTTCAAATTCAAAATCAAATCTCGTCCTTTTAATGGGTCGGTAATATCACCTTTGTTCCTAAATAAAGGAATCAATTTATCATAAACACCTTCACTTTTTGTGTTATACTTAAAACGCCAAAATTTTACACCATCCTGTTCATTATCTCTATCAATCAATTTAACGATAAAGAATTTGCGAGAACGATATTGACGAGCAAGTACTTTATCGGATTCAACTCCTGATGTCATTAAACCTTCACGAACTTCATCCAATGGAGAACGTTTTCCCTCTTGTTTTGGGTCATAAAGTTTAACCCAATCTCCATTTACTTGGATTTCATGAAAAAAGACCTCTACAAAAGGTGAGCCATCTTTTGCGGGAAGAATCCTAATTCTTTTTTCTTGACTACGAATACCTTTAGGTAAAACGGTAGTGAAGTATTTTTTCATCCTGTCTTCTTGAGACATTCCAACGGTGCCACTTGTGGCTTGTTTGTTTTTTTCGTACTGTGCTAGTACTGCTTCTAATGTTGACATAATTTTTTGTTTTTAATTGTATCTAAAATATACGTAATAAAAATCAAATTTCAAAACGTTATCAATTTTTTTTTGTATTGGTAGGGGAAGCGGGACTCGAACCCACAACCTCGTGCTCCCAAAGCACGTAATCTAACCAATTGATATATTCCCCTGTGTTTCCCCACCCTGAGATTTGGGGTGAGGAGGAACAAAAGTCCCAAACGCGGTTCGTATGGGAATCGAACCCATGACCTTCGCAGTGACAGTGCGATATTGTAACCAACTCTACTAACGAACCTAACTTATTCTAAAGTTAAAAGATACAATAATTTATTTAAATTTCCAAGTATTTCGTCTCTTATATTTAATAAATCTGTATCCGCGGTTCTATCTAAGTCTTCGGAGAATTGTATTAAACCCTCTGTACATGTTTTTATCATATCAGACGGGTTCATTTCTGATAAATTAATTAACTTAATTGTTTTTGTTTCTTCATCTAAAATAAATCTACCATATTTACCCATCGCTATTTCAACAAAATCATCAATTAAATCCGATAATGCATCATATGTTTTACCAAATGCTTCATGTCTAGCAACACCTTTGGTTTGCCAATGATTTATTTTTAATTGTAATTGTAATCCAATTAAAAGGTTTACTTTAGAACTTAAATTCATCTTCTTCTTGTTCTGGATTAAAACTATTTCTTATTGTATCTAAGGAATAATCATCAATATCTTGTTTAGTTAAAACATATTCGTTTTTACCAGACTGTTGCATTTCTGTTTGTTTTTGAGCAAAAAATTGTTGGGGATTTAAATTAAATGGATACGAATCTAATGACCTTAACTGCAATTTTTCTTGTGGGGTTTTTTCTTTCATAGTTTCAACTTTATTACCCAATTCATCTATCTTGCTAATAACAGAGTCCATTTGAGATAATTTTTGTTCCAAATCATTTAACTTGGTGAAAACACTATCCATTTTATTCACTACTTCCATGTTTTCTGTGTTTTTATCATCTAAATCTTTTTTAATTGATTTAGTCATATTAACCAAGTCAGTTATATCTATTTCTTCTGTCTCAGGTTCAACAGGAGCATCGGATGGTAGTGGTGTCACACCAGGGTCGGATGGTGGTAAACCGGCAGTATCTGCTGGTGGTGATGCTGTGGGGTCCATGGCGGTATCAGCTGGTGGTAATTCCGCTTGTTCCATTAAACGATTAGTGTAATTGTTAATTGCTCTGTGTCGAGCAATTTCTTCCATTAATTTTTTTTCTAAATTTTTCATATTAATCTTGTAAAAGTTGTCTACCGTCTTCAGTTATGTATTTTTTATTTATTCTTTCAACAATACCATCTTTAGACCTTATTACATAACACTCACCTGTTTGTAAATCACATTCCTCTGTCTCGGTGTTGTTTAATTTTTTGGTTGTCTTTGTTTTACTCATAAAATTATCTAAAGACTTATTAAAATTTTCACTGTTCATATTTCTTTTTTTATATAAATATTCAAAAAAAAGAAAATATCCAATTATTCCATATTAAAATAAACAACGTCACCATCAAATAATTTAAGTTCACTCATTAATTTCTTTGATAACGCGATTCCATAAGTACTACTTATTGGTCCTATTGCAACGGGCCCTTCCGCAACAATTGTTCCTAAAGACGAATCCAATTGATAATTTGGGTTAACGACAACCGTTTTATTATTTTTTGGATTTTTAAAAGTTGTTTTCGCAGTTCTAATTAAATCTGCGGTGATTTGTCTTGATAGTTGAAAATTAACCATAAAATACTTGTAATTGGTATTTTGAATGTCTGAGAATTTAATACCATTTGCAATATTCATACTTGTTGTATCATTAATCGTATTCCCCGTTCCACCCATTTGTACAACCAATCCTCTTAACCAAATTTGGTTATTATTTTTTACCTTTTGAATAGTTCTTTGTTCATTAAATCCATTAAATGGTACACCAAACTTATTAATACCAACATCTTCTAACTTATTAAGTATTTGTTCTCCTTGAATAATTTTACCTCCCCTATCTGTAATGTAATTTATTTTCTGGTATAGAACTGTTTCTTGTGTATCGGTTTTATTAGATTCTCGTTGTTTTACTATTCTAGTTGCCTTAGATTGTATCTTATCAAACAATATTCTATAACTAGCAATAAAAGAGTCCTTTGGGTCGGGTAAAGATGAATATGGTAGTCTTGTACCAGAAAATGTTGTAGATATATTATTTGATTTTATTGTGTGTGTCACTTCGGTTATCCAATATGAACCTCTAAACATGGGTACGTTTTTCAAATAAAAAAACATTGTTGGTTGTATCATGACATTACCCATGGAAGTTACGTCACACTTGTAAGATGCTTGTTTATAGTAATCAAATAACGAAACATCAACATTATATACACCTGCACCTGAAGCTGACCTAGTTAAATTCTCCAAAACAAGAAACGATTCGGATGTGTTTTTTAAACTTGTTTGGTCAAGTGTAAGTCCTTTAAATATTCCTTGATTTTGGTCTCCAAAACTAACTTCAAAAGCAACAACCCGATTAGATTTTGATAGGTCATTTCTTGAAAAGTTTTCTAAAGACGTTATCAACAAAGGATTATTATTTTGACTTCCAACATAAAAACCATCGTCTGTAAACTTGTATGGTTTACTATTTGACATATCCAATCTTTTTGAATTGTTCCCAACTAATTGAATAATAATTTTTGGTGTCGATTCTTGGTAATCAACTTCTAAAAATGTTCCGAACAAATCTGATGCAACTTTTTTTGAAGGTCTTATTTTATTTTTGATGTTGACATTGTTTCCATAAAAATTTATGTATGCCGGTAATGCCCTCATATCCAATCCCGTTCCTTGGATTAACATGGATATTGCTCCGTACAAAGATTGTTTTAAATTTTTTGGTTGTAGAAGGTCTTTAAATCTATCGATATTAAGATACAATTTATCTCCAATGTCTCGATTTGCTTTATCTAAAAATAAAAATTCTTCTAACAATAATCTTTGCCCGATTGAATTACCCGATGTCCATTTGTCATTAAATGATTTGAACGTGTTATATAATTCTAATTTTGTATTATCACTATTATAACCTCTAAACATATCAATTCTAGATGCTGGGTTTTTTGATTTTTTACTATCTAAATTTGGAAAGTTAACCAAAAGTTGAGTTAAAAAATATCTAAATCTAATATCGGAACCTTCAGCAATTATATTTCCACCGGTATTTTTAATAATGACCTCATTTTTAAGATAGTTTAAAAAAGAAGACCTACTAGCCACTCCTCCATTTTTTCTATATCCACCATAAATTTGAGCAAATGGTCTATGTGTTTTTATATTGTCTTCAGTTAATTTGATATTGTTAACACTAAAAAACTCTAAATAGTATCCGTCAATATCTTCTCCAATGTATAATTTTATAAAATTTTGATTTGTTGAGTTAATGTCAGAAGAACTAAATGGTTGTGTTAAATATGTTGTATCGGGATTTGATTTTGTCATTCCATACAATATAAAAGGGTCAATTTCTTTTGGGTTTGATAAACTAAACTGTATTAGATTATTACTACCTAAAATACTATTGGTTATACTTTCTGCCGCCTCTTTTTGTTTTCGTTTCAAATTATCAATTAGTAAATCAATGTCGGATAATGATATTGGGTCTTGTGGTAAATTGGTTTTATCAATAACACTTAATCTTGTTAATACATCTTGGAATTTTTGAAAATTCAAATTATTGAATGGTTTATAAGGCAATTCATCGTTCATTTTTTGACTAGCAAAATCCAAAAAATAACTTTCGAAATATTCGAGAATTGTTGGACTAAATGTACCAATTAAATCAATTGCTTTTTTATAATTTGTAGATATAGAATAAGTGTTTCCTGTTGTTCTAAAATATTCATAAGGTGTTGGAAAAGTTTGACCAGTAAATGAATTAGTTATGGTATCATCTAAAAACCATAAGGTTCTAAAACCAATTTGTTGTACGAAATCAAATGAATTATCAGTATAAACAAATATTTTTGCACTAGAATAATCACCAATAGATGGTAAAAGAGTGTATGTCTTTTCGTCCGTTTTATACTTTGTATTGTCAACTATTACATCCCAATAGTTCATTTGCGTTTTTGTCCTGACTCTATGTATTATACTATTATTCAAAGTATTTGCAGAATAGGAAGAATTACCCAATGAATTGTTGTAATGAGTATAATCATTAACAATTTGACTATATATTGATTGATAAAAGGGGCTCAGTCCTACACTTGTGTAACCAGTGTACGATACATTAAGAGTTGAACCGGTTGTTGTTGATACTTTGGGGGTTATTGTAAAAGTATATCCTGAATTATTATCAAAGAATGTTTGACCTGACAATGGTTTAGTGACATAACTTGAATTTATTGCACCTTCTAAAATGTCATATCCGTCAATAAGATGTGTTTTGTATCTGTGGTAAATGGACCCCCATTTTAACAATAAATGATATGGAATGAAATGTGTAGAACCAATTTCTCTAAATAAGGAAGATGTTAGTATTGATGTGTTTCCAAATGTGATTTGGTCATCTAAATCAATAAAAGGTAAAGAATTAAGTAAAAGATACGCCGAACCCGCATATTTACCGTTTACTGTAGATTTATTGAAATCATAGTAAAGTTGATTATGGAAGTATGGTGTATTTAAAATCGAAACCGTGTTTCCTGTTACACTAACAGTATTTGAAAAGAAATTAGTTAAATTATTTCCTCCTGATTTTACCCATGAGTTTGGATTAATTGGTGACGATATAAAACCATTAGAAGATTCATGTTTTAATATTCCGTTAAATTTAAAATTATCATCACTAAAGGTTGTTTTGTTTATGTATCCCAAATATGTATTTGAATTAAATGGGTATATGTTTTTTCTATATGATTCTGGTCGATAATTTAACAAATAGTTATTTATTTTATCACTATCTAATCCACCGTCTTTTATTGTAACGTTTAAATTATAACTTTCAAACTTGAAAGGTTCCTCTAATGTTTCAACCAAATAATTGGTTGTAGGTAACGTGTCTTTGTATTTTGAAAATTTATCATAAGGTGATGAGATAAACAAATAACCACTGTACTCGGTTTGTGTTTTAGGGTTATTATTTTCGTCTAATTCGATTTTACCGTTTTCGTCTTTTTTTGTTTGTTGATATTCGACCCTAATGAAATCATCTACTGACCTTATTCTTTTAGCAATTTCTATCAAATCACCATCTTCTTCTATTGACTTTTTAATATTATTAAACTCTTCATTTGCCAACTCAGTTAACATTTCATTAGTAAAAGAATCAAACATCGTTAAAAATCTGGCTCTTTCATAGATTTCATATAAAAATGATGCGTAATCTTTATCAATATAAGGCACTCTACTTATAATAAAATCGGTCGTTGATATTGGTGAGACACTGTTTAAATCTGCATTAGAATCAAACACATAGTTAACATCGTTTCTTGTTGGTTCATTTTGTACATTTGTTTCAACTCTATTTGTATTAATTTTAATATACTCCTCCACAAAATCAACTTCGGGCCATTTAGTACTATCATACGATTCTAACTTGTGAATAAGTTGTTCATCGCCAGGATATGCAATCACATTTATTTTTCCACCCTGTTGTGGTTTTGAAACTTCGGGCCACGGATAAATACTCTCACCTTTGGATTCTTTTGAAAGATTTTTGACCGAATTTTTTCTACTTAAAGAAGCGGTGAATGCTTTGTTGTGTACATCTTTCATTAGTCGAATATAAACTTCAGCATTTGCCAATAAAACAGCGAACATATTTCTAATTGTTGGTTCAAATCCAAATCCTTCTTTTCCTTTGATTATTTCATTCATTCTAAACTCAACATCATCTTCCAATTTTTTTCTTTGTTCTTCGAATGATTTTCTTATCTGAAAGATATCGTTAAAAATACCATCAATATTAATTACCACTTTTTTGTCAGTTAGTATTTTATAATATGTTGACGCACTTTTCAATTTTTTTATTGATATTTTTTTAAAATCACCAGTAGTATTGTTAGAAAGTGTTTGAGTAAACAATCTATTTTTTTCGATGGTTTCATTAAAATTTTTTATTAACAATTCTAACGTTCCATTTTTATCACCAACTACGGTGTCCAATTTTGTTTTATCTTTTAATGAAGTATAATACCAAAATTCATCCTCACTTATCTTTTCAGATTCATTGGATAAATTCTTTTTTGCCCACGCTTTAAAAGAATTTTCGTAATTATTTATTGTTTCATCCAATTCTTTAACTCCTTGAAAAACACGCATATCAACACCACTAAAAATTTGTTGTTCTAAAATCTTATCCAAACTTTCCGCTATGTAACCCATTTCTGTTAATGTTCTTACAGGAAATCCTTTTGGTATTAATCCCTTTTGTTCGTACTGTCTGTAAACAGATTTTAATATTTGATAACCTCTTGAGGAGTGAGATACTGTTTTTTCATACAATCCTGTTTTTTCATTAAAACTTGTATTTTTGTTTTCTTCAACTAAAAACATGTAAGGACATGTTATTATTTGAGATAATGTAATGTCGTTCATCCAAGCATATGTTGAACCCACGAAAATGGTTGATATTTCAAAATTTCCATTAGATTCATTGAATCTTGATGAAAACTTTGTCATGTGTAATCTATATCTTATTGCCTTTCCATAGTAACCTTTTACAGTTAGATAAAATATTGGCCATGGTAAATGAAAAAACGCTCTATATGGTGAATTTTCACTTGATTCAAATAAAGTTTTACCTCTAACATCTATAAAACTTATATTAACAGTTGGAACAAAATTCGCTCCTTTAATTGAAATACTGATGGAATCAATACCAAAACTTTGACCACTAGTATCTTTAAATTGATTTTCACCAAACGTCACATCATAACCATTTTTATAGTTCGATTCTTGACCTTGTATTGGTTTTGGAACAAATGCATCTGTCCAAGTTGCGTCAAAATTACCGTCTCCGGTTGCATTTTTTAAAAAATTTAAATTGCCACCAGCAATTTGTGTCAATGTGTTTCCCTTATCGTTATCAGATATTAATACTGTTCTAGGTACTAAATCGGCTTCCAAGTTTACGTACATAACCAAGTTCTCTTGTTTATGTCCTCTTGGTTGTATTTCTCCATTAGAATCTACAACACTATTTGGGTCAACATAAACAAGATTATTTTGGTCAACTTTTACTAAAATATTTTCACTATTCGTGTAGTCTCTATTGTTCGCCATAATACAAGTTATATAATTCTACATTTCTTTTGTAGTCTTGTAAAGAAATAACTAATGGAAAAGGAATACGTAAAACAAAATTATCAGGTATCTCAAACTCCAATCCACCAACAGTTGGATTGGCTTGGAGAATTAACCAACCAAAGACGGGTGAACCATAATGCTCCAAAGATAATCTATCTAATCTGTCTCTACCTTTTTTAAAGAACATATACTTGTCTGTTGTTTTTATTGGTATTTCAATACCGGGAACAACTCTAAAAGAACCATCTTCTATAAAAAACTGATATCTATCAAAATACTGCCTACTCATTATTTTTTTCTATAAAAATTTAATTTATTTGTCACTTCATTTGATTCTGAAAATATTTTAGTTGATTCATTTATAATTGTTCCATTTGTTTCATCCGATATGGTTATAACATCAAAGTTTATTTCTTTACCATTTTTTCTGTCTTTAAATTTTGTAAATTTAAAATCCTTTTTATTCGGTACATTAATAAAATTTTGTAATCTTGTTTTTAACTTGTTCTTTACTGTTTCAGGATAAAGAGATGTATCAGTAAAAAGATTCATGAATGATTCTATTTTATCAAATAATAATTGACTGATAATAAAATCAAAATCAGAAGATTGTATTGTTGGATTTAAAAAAGTAATGTTTGTCGATAAATCAACAGTTAATTTTGAATGATTTTCTTCAATATACGTTATACATGACTCATATTCCTTATATAATAAATCTGAAGTAAATCCCGAAAACTGAAGGCTTTTTACTGTATCATTGTCGATAGTAGAATCTTTTGCATTTTTTATAACAAAGTTTAATTTATCTAATGTTTTTATTAAATCGTTTCTCGATTCTTCTAATTCTTTTAATATTTCACCATCAGAAATCTTATCTACTTTTTCCTGAATTACCTTTTTAATAAATGGTTTTATTATTTTTTCATTTGTATCTATTAACAAAGAGCCCGTGATTACTTTATCAAAAGTAAACAAATTTGATAAATATGTTGTTGATGAATTATCAATAAAATTATTTAACGCCAGTTCCAAACCTTCAGAATAAACAGATAATTCTTTTCTTTTTTCATGTAAACCAAATAATTCCAATACTTTACCAGGTGTTGGCGACGTTGAAGTATAAACATCATATTGGTATATTGGTCTATAATCATTTTTTAATAACATTGTTGTTATGTCTTTCCCGTATTTTGTATATATTTGATTGTATATTGAAACATATTTTTCAAAATAATTTTTTGTTAAATCAAAAAGGTTTGTTACTAATTCTGTGTAACTCATTTCTTCAACGTTCGTTGTATTTCCAACAGGCACACCCATGTAATTATTTTGGGTAATATTTTTATTGTTTTTTATTAAATCTGCACTTGGTGTAATATTGTAGTATGATTGGTTTAGTTTATCTAAAAAGTCTTTTGTAAATTCTTCAGGTGTCATTCCACCAATTGTTTCATTTGTTGAAATTGACCTTTCATCGTACATTTCGGTATTCGCAAAGAAATTAGACGACAACGCGTTTTGAAGTCTTTCAACGGGTTTAGATAACCCATGGCCACCAATGAACGAAACTTGTAACGTAACACTTGCAACCATCGGTTGAATACCAATACCTTCGGGATTTAAATCCCAAAGTATTTGGCCACCATCATCGTAACTAATTTGAACATCTCTTATTACCACTTTTGAGTGATAAAAATCACCAATTCTAATTACACAAATTGGTGGTGGACCAAAAGATGTGTTTCTTGCGTTTAAATCTGAATCTTCAGATATACCTTTTATCGGTATTGTGTCACCAGGTCTAACACACTGTAATAAAAATGTTAACCTACTATTTAAACCTTCAGGTGTCATCGAGTGAAAAGCAGGGTGGAAATATTTTAATTTGTCTTTAAGGGACTTAAAAGATATGGGGTCGGTTTCTTCTAATTTTTTAAAATAAAAACATTCTGAAAGAGTTTTTGCAATGACTCTTTTTATTGGGTCAATTGGTGGTTTTTTGGATGGTTGTGAAATTGGTATTTTACCATTTGGTTCTACTGTCGTAACTGGATTAGTTGGATTATTTTTTGGTTGAGACGCCGGTTGTTCGGTTCTTGAACGATTTTCATATTTCAATTCGAATGTCGTTTGTCTACAATAAAATGATATTGGTGAATATGTACCAAGTTCCCTAACTTTTATAAAATCTTTACCTATACAGTTTGTTTCGGGTTGTCCACCAGTAAAATTTTCACCGTAATTAACTGATTCAACAATAATTTTACCATCATAATCATATCCAAAGTCTTTGATTTTATATTCTTTTATTATCTCAATTGGTTTTCCTCTTTCGATAATTAATTTATCATTATCCCCAAGATTTTTATTTGTTGGTGTTAAATCGCTTATCCATATCATATTTGGTTTTTTTCCTCCATTCGATATAGTATCAAATATATCTTGTAAAACACTATGACTTCTCCTAATCGCCAATCTTTCGTTATAGTCAGAGGAAGCCGAAGAAGATGCTGAAGATGAAATTTTAATACGAATGTCTTCTGCTGTTTTACCAGATAGTTTTGATTTTAATTCATTAAGAGAAGATTGGTAATCGGAATATCCCGAAGTCGCTTTATCGAAATAGTCTCCGATTTTTGTTTTTTGCTCATCGATTAACGATTGAGTAATTGTTACATTTTCATTACCAAAAATATAACTTTTTTCTTTTTTAACTTGAACATCGTTTTGTGAAAATCCTGTTAATTGTTTGATAAGAGTATCTAACTGATTAATATATGTTGTTTTTCTTGTTGGTATATAAGAATTATATAATTCTGAATAATTTCGTGATGTTTCTAATGATTTACTATTTGGGTCAGGTCTATCATTATCAAATTTTAAATTGAAAGTTTTTTGAGTTGGTGGACCGCATTCATCTTTAACAGTAGAAGTTACTGGTGTATCTACAACCGGCGGTTCTGTTGTTACTTTATATTGTTGAATAAATTCGGGGTCTTTTCCTTTGTCTAAAAAATTTTGTAATAGTTTTATATCGTTAGAATCTAATTGTGTGTATCTTCTAACTAAATCATAAAAATCTAATTCTTCACAACCAGCAAAAAACGCATTAATGTAGTTTTCTGCTTCATCGTCGCTCATCCCTTTAAAGTGTTCTCTGACCAACAAATTTAAAATACTTGGATGGTCAACAATGACTTTAAAACTTATTGTCCCCGTTCTACTTGTGTCTTGATATGTGTAAATTGGTTCAGGTCTACCTAAAAAGGTATTGTCTTGCCATCTAGCCGCATTATTCTCATTTACTTTCAAATCATAAGGAGGAAACCACATAACCCTACCTCCATTGTTACCTCTTTCACAATATGGTAAATCGTTATATGTGAACCCCATTGTGTTTGAAGTTTTCCATGCCAAGTTTTCAATTGAAAACATATATTTTTTAGCATAAAACCCATCACCAGGTGGTCCTTGAAATATATTTGTTGAATTTTTTGCCCCAAATGAATTATTTCCCGTTGAGTCATAATTACCACTAGACATTGGTGCAATATTAATATTCCATGGTCTACTGTCACCACCCATAACACTATCATCAAACTTTCTAAGGTTTGCCGTTTTTTTCATTGTGTCGGTGTAATTCATGTAAGACCTATCTTTTGTCCAAACTCGACAATATTCTGCACCCGTTTCTTGATTAAATTTATCGACAAATTTTATTGCCGAACCTCTAGATAACATTGAGTCCCCTTCTTTGAAAATTCTACTTGTTTGGTCAATAACATTACCAACGTGTGTTCTCGATGCAATACCGTCTTTAGGCATTGAATTCAAAATTTCTTGTGTTAAACCAAGAATAGAATCTTCTCTAAAATCGTAGTTCGTTGACTTTGAATCGTTATATCCATTAGCCTCTTGTGATTGAAATTCATTATTATATAACCCAATTTTATTTTGAGAGTTTTTACTTATCCATGTTAATTTACCACTAATTTGACCACCCTGAGTTATATTTCTTTGTTTTTCAAATAAATTTGCTTGAACAGGGTCAAACATTAAACTTAAATAGTAACTACTTTTTACAACTCTGTCATTAAAATCTGACATTGTATATTTAACGTCCTCACCTCTATCATCACCAATATACGCAACCCCTTTTGGTGCTTCTAAACCTAATAAATTTCTTACACCGGCACCAACCCTATCAGTAAAATTAAATAATTTTGATGATTGTTGTGAACGGGCGGTAGTTGTATAATTTGGGGCGTATTTTGAATATGACAGTTGGTCATATAGTGTTTGTCTTTGTCCTTCCCCCATGTATTCAACAAATAAATCGGAAGGTTTCCTCCCCAATTTTGGTCTTCTTTCTATCCCAATTAAACTTCCTAAAACACCCGTAACATCTTGTAAAATGGCACCGGTCTCTGTTCTTGGTGTTGGTCTATTTTCAATTGGATTTCTTGGGTTTGTTAAATAATCACCAGGTATTTCACTAAATGGAAATTCAAGTCCGGCAACTGTTTGAAGGAAATCAACACCCTTACCTATTAAAGTTTTATCAACAGTAATTTTATAGTTTTTTTGAACTAAAGGTTCTCTACCTGTAACGAGATTTATCGCAGTAGCAGTGTTACCTTCCAACGCATCGATTAATCTAACCCTACCTAAAGTTGCGGATGTTAAGTTTTGTTGTATTCTTGCGAAAACGGGGCCTAATTTATTTTCTCGAATATTTTGAGTCGCGAATTTCATTAATCTTGAATCGTTTTCAAAATTTTGACCACCCATTATTCCAATTAAATTGGGGGATTGTGTCATCGTAAACGAATCAAGATAACCGTCAGATATATCTCCATTATTAATCCAAGCCAACATTGGTAGCGTTGTATCGGTATATTCTTCTATTGTATTATCAGGTGCTCTGTATAAATTTTGACCAAAAGTATTTGCAAAAAATACCGACCAATTTGTTTTTACATCACCGGGGTCAACATTTGCAAAATTATTTAAATTTTGAACAACATAATTGGTATCCGTAAAGGTTTGTGGTCCGTTCGGTCTATTTAAAGTTTTTGAAATTAAATAATCTCTAAAAACCTTGGTGTTATTAAAATCTAAGTATGTTGGCATCTATTATATAAATAGATATTTTTTGATTTTTTTAACTAAATGTTCCAATATATTCTCTATAATCTGATGTCATTGCCATTTGATTCATAATTTCGTTTCTTATTGCATCCGCATTGACATTACTATTAATTGAAATTTCTAATTTTTTATTTTCACTAACAACATTACCGCCTCTGTTTTTGGTTTCATCTATTGCGTAAATCGTGTCGTTTATACTTGGAATAATAATATCTTTTTGATTTGGTCTAATAATGGCATCTTCCACTTTTTTTGTAACAAAATCATATCCCGTACCCTTAATCTCTCCCTTTTTACCCGTTAAAAGTTGACCTATCTCATTTTGACCACTTTTTGTTTGATTTAAATATTCATTAGTATTTTTTAAATATTCATCCACTTTTGAAAGACCTCCTCGAACACCACTAGCAAAATCAACTTTCATCATTGTAACTATTTCTGAAACATTAAGACCTATTTTTTGCATTTCAGTATATTGTTCTAACGCAATATCTTTGGCACTCATTTTTTCGAATACTTCTTGATTATTCAATAAAACTTGTACTTGTTCGCTATTTAATTCATCCAAAGCAACTCTTGTTTGGTTACTAAATTCTCCAAATAATTCCTTTGGAACGTCGATAACCATTTTACCACCCTCCATTCTCGCTAAGTTCGTAATAAACTCTTGTTGTTTTTCGTCAAGATTAAATCCTCCTGCCAATAAATCTGCAGACGCTGATGTTCTTTCAGCCGCTTTTATCGCGGTGGTTGATAATTCGTCCATACTCATACCTAATTCACCAGCTAATGCCCTTGCTTTTCTTAAATTAACACCAGTGATTTCAAATTTACCCAATTCTGAATTATATGTTGCTAAAGAACCTGCAACACCAATCATTGCTTCTTGTAATCCACCAGCATCGTTTGTTGCCATATACATCAACTTTAAAGGGTCGTTAAAGTCTCCGATAGCCCCACCTATTGCCTGTAAATTCGCGGATAATCCAATTGCTTGGTCAGGGTCAAATAGTTTTTCGGCTAAAGTAAACACACTTTGCATACTCATTTTAAATTCAATAGATTTTTGAACCATTCTTGTTAATCCATCAAATCCATTTTTAAAACCGTATTGGTTTAAATTTTTCATGTTTGTTTCGATTTCTGAAACAACTTTTCTTGCATTTAAACCTAAACTAATTGAGCTTGTACCAGCTTGATTTATTTTGTCTAAGGCATCTGCCGCACCAAAACCCGTTTTTTCGTATGTTCCAATCATCTTCCCAAGAGTATCTAAATCACCAACAAATGCTCTTGATGTTACAGCCATGTCTCCAATTACTTCTCTATTATATAAAGTAAATTTACCCTGTTCTTCTATCATTGCCGTAATCGTATCCTTAACATCCTCAAATCCATAACCCATAGATATCATTTGAGGTAAAGTTTCCACAATTTCGGTTCTTAACCCTCTAGACAGTTTTCCTGAAATACCAATTTTTGAATTTATCTGATTGTGTAAATTCACTTCTTGTTCTAGTATTTCCGCACCCTTTGATGTCACCTCAGTTAACATGGATTTAAAAAAATTTGAACCCACATTTTTTAAATTCTCACCAAAATTACCTTTTCCAAAAAGACCACCGTCACCAAATGTTCCACTTATTAATGATTGTACACCGTCAATAATATTAGACGCTTGAATCATTTCTGAACTTTGTACTTTATACGATTGGACACTTTGGTTTAAATTTTGTATTTTTTTTAAAGGTTCAATATCAACAGAACCCGATGATGATTGAGACGGTGTGTTTACTCTATTTTGTGATGACATATATTCATTCCAAGCTTGTAGAAATGCGGTTGACTCGCCCGGGTCAATTGCCCCACACGCACTTATATATATTTGAAGATTACCTCCGCTTTGATTGGCTAATCTTCTAAAATCCCCAAGATTCCTCATAAAATTGTTTACATATAAATATCAATTTTATTTATTTTCCAATTCTTGGATATAGTTAACATAATATCGTCTAATCGATATTGGCATTGAAAGAATATCCCCGTAGGAGAATCCTCTTCTTATTAGATATAAGATTTCGTCTAATTGAGACTTTCTATAGTCCGTAGAAAGGGCGAAAAAATTCGACCCCAAATCCAATAACAATTTGGATATTCTCTCCTGATGGGGTCATTACTTCTTTTTTTAGGTCAATTGCGGGTCTATTCTCTCTAACATATTTTCTAAAGTCTTGAGAATCTTTAATTGGTAGATTTTCAATGAAATTTCTAATGTTCATTGGGTCTTTATTACCAGCCACCGATTTAATCATAAATTCAAGTTGTTTTGTGACAATTGGTGGTACACCAACTCCATTCCAACTTTTTTCAATTTGTTCAATTTCTTTTTCTTGTTTTTTTGTTAAAAATTTAAAAGTGATATCAATTTTTGAAACGTTGGTGGTATATTTAAATTCACCGTTTTCATTTGGTTCGAGATTAAAATCTTTAAACGACAACTCACTTAAATCAAAAGTAACATCGAATTCTTTACCTGTTTTTCCGTCAGTTATTTTATAACTGTATTCAGAACCAAAAGCGGTGTTTCTTAAAAATATTAAAACCGCCATTCTATCCTCATCCACTAAATCATCTAATTCAATATCTTTATCGATTATTTTTCTTTTTAACAACTCATCAATAACAGTATTGTTTTGGATTAAGTTTGATGAAGATAATATATTTTCATCTGCAGCGGTTAAATATGCAACTCTTACTGATTTTTTTTTATTTTTATAAAAAATACCTCTTGAAGGTAATTCAACAACATCATAAGCAATGTTGGGGTCAATTTTAAATTCTTCCATTTTATTTATTTTCTTCGTTTGATTTAAATGTTAATAGTGTCGATTCTTTATCCATAATGAATTTAAATTTATTTGTTTGTAATTCACTATTTGAATAAGATTGTTCTTTTTCAAAATTTGAACCTTTTATTTTAAATTCTAATGAACTTATTATTTCACCAATAGGTGAAAGATAATCTATTTTAACACCAGTAATATCAAAAAAATCTTTTGGGTTAAAAATATAGTTTACTGTCTCATAAAATTCGGTGGTAAAAATTAAATCATCACCTTCGTTATAAATTTTATATTTCCTAAAAAGAAATTGAGGAACATACACACCAATTACGTTGATTATATATCTATTTTCAATTAGTGGTTCGATTGGTTCAAATTTAAATATGTCATTCATAAATTTATCTTTTAACTATAACTATTATAAAATACAAAACTATATAAAAAAGTAAAGGTCTTCCTTTTGAGAAGACCCTTTCTATTGATAAAATTATTTTTTTTAAATTAGTACACCAAAATACATCTATCTGGTCGTAAAGAGCAAGTAATTGTTGCAATTTCATCTCTTGAATAATCCAATTCATTGAAGTTTAAATCGGTGATGAACGTACCTTGCATAATCCATTTCTCAACAACTACACCCGTCGGGTCTAACATTTCTAGTTCAATATCTTTCTTATAACCAGCAGCATAACCCATTCTACCTGTAACAGATTCTGCATGCAATCTAAACCATTCCATTAAAGCCTGTGCTGCCGATGGACCAATTGGGTCTCTAAAAGTTACTCTCATTTCAGCCCATTCAAATCTACCAGCAACATACGTTGAAGTATTTAAAAATGGTATTGCTACCGAGTTTATTTTTGCCGAAGGTCTAGCCGCGGATGATACATACCATTCATTAATTCCCAATGAAGATGGGAACCTCAAAATGAATCTATTTTGACGTTTCGGTTCGTATGGAACCGGCATTTTCATTAATAAATCTGCCATTTTTTTTCTTTATTTTTATTATTCTTTATTATAAATACTCTGTTTATTAAAATTTTTTTTTATAATTACTTGGTTTTTTCTTTTTTTTTATTTATCTTTTATTAGCCCAGTATATACTAGTATTTATTATTTCTAGTTTTTATTATCTAGTTTTTATTATTTCTAGTTTATTTAACATTTATTATCTACTAGTTTTATATACTGGTGTAATATACTGGGTAATTTTTTAAATATTTTCAAAAGAAGCGCCTGTAGGTGTAATTATGAATTCCACATCAATAAACTCCAATGAACGAGTTGGTTTAATATAGATTTTACCTCTCAAAGTATTTGCATCTATATCCTCCGGGTCATTCGATACTGTTACTCTGAATTCATAGACACCTCTTTCTCTTTTTATTGATTCCAATATTGGATTAACTAATCTTAAGAACTCATTACGAACTTGTTCATCATTTTGTTCAAATAAAAGTCTAACCGCAACTGCTGATATTAATTTTCTTGCTCTCAATAAAAGTCGTCTTACGTTTATTCTATCCAAAGCAGATTCTCTAACTTGTAAAGTTTTGTTACCCCAAATTATGGTACCTGTATCAGCAAAAGTCGCAATTGGGTTGATTCTATTCTTATACAAATCGTCTCTTTCATCCAATGTTAATTTTTTGTATGCTTTGATCATTATCCACATCTCTCACTTGAATCCACGGCCAATATGTTGCTGAATAGTTACTATCAATCGATACTAAATCTAATGAATCGATAATCTCATCACTCGTTGTTTGATTTGGACTTGATATTACATACAAAGAATCTGCCCTATCTTCCTCAACCATTTCAATCGAGTAGGCTGTCAATGAACTATGGTCATAAAAGTTAATACCCGGCGTTGCAAATATATTAATGTCAACTGCTTCAGGGTTTGCGAAGGTATCGATACCTTGTATATATGAGTAATAATCAGAATTACCTGAAATAGTACTAAACACACCTCCATTTGAAGTATTACCACTTACATATGTTGGTTTACCAAAGATATAACTATCACCATATGTTCTTACATTTCTGTAAATGTCCCAACCATCAAATCCACCACATACAGCCAATGTAAACTTTCTATAGTTAATATTTGTTAATTTATTGTTTGTTGCATCTGTTTGACCTTCTAAATCGTATGATGTTGTTAAATACGTCGTACCTGTCAAAGTTGAAGCGTTTGTTGATAAGTGAAACCCTTCAGTTGATGAAGTTGCATTTATTCCTTTAAATTTAAATAAATCTCTATCAAATGTATTTTGACTAACTTGATTACCTAAACCAAAATATGTTCTTCTTAGTTTATCACCTGAAGATAGAATTGGTGTACCATCCGCTTCATATCCCATAATATCACCAGCATCGTAGAATTCCGTTTTATACATAACAGACCCCAAAGTTTTTGTACCAAATGTACTGTTTGAAACAAAACCTTTAAAACCCGCAGGATATGCGTCCGATGGTGCACTATTACTCATCGATAACATAATATATCTTGAACGTAATTCATATTCTCCATCGGAGGTACCAATCTTTCTTGCAACATATCCAGGTAAATCTGGGTTCATTGAACATCTTGAAAATTTTTCAAGTACAACAATATTATCATCAGTATCGTTAAAGTCTCTAACAATTAAATCGAATTCACCTGTTTCAATATTGATGTTTATTATCGATATTTTTACTTCAAAATTAGCACTGTCTCCATCCGAAATGGTGACGATGTCAAACAAATCAACAACTTCACCACCACGAACTTCTGAAACAATTGTTGGAGAAACAGGTGTGTCCCATTTTGTTCTAAAAGAATTTCCTTCACTTTCATAGATTTCTGTTAAACTTAAACCTCTGATATAACCTTGTTTGTAAGCCTCTAAAAGATAATTGGGGTATGATTCAAAAACATAAATCGGAACATCACCTTTTAATCTATCGTAAACATCGGTCCCAAATACTTTAGTTACATATTTTGAAGAAGTACTATCCATACTACATGTAAAAGATTTTGCCCCACTTGTTGCACCTGTTACGTTTACGGTGAATTCAGATAAAGGATTTGATGTCAAACCAGTCCCACTAATGTTAAAACTGGAATCCGTAGTTACTTCGAGATTTAATGTTTGTCCAACATATGAACCTCTCGGTCTAAAAGATAAAATTATCTTTCCATCGTAGTCACTATTCAAAGTTGCGTTATAGGTATATCTTGTTACATCAAACCTTGAAGTACCACTATTGTAAACAAATAAATAAGAATATACCTCAGTGCTTCCTGTATTAACTAAAACATTATACCACTCTTTGTTATTGTTATTATTTGCGTTATCTAAACCTGTTAATGGAGAAACTTCTTCTAAAGAAGAGGTTAATGATGTTGTACCCGAAGATGGTACATTTCCCATAACAAACCATTGACCGTGATTTGACGAAGTATTACCGCTAAAATTAGATACAATATAATCAGTAATATAATTACCGTCTACTGAAATTTTATCGGACAATTCCGAATATATCGTACTACCCGTAATTGTACTCGTGGTTGCTGACATGGTTAAACCACTTGTTGTTCCACTTAAAGTTCCTAAAGTAACTCCACCAATAGTTTGTACTCCAAAACTTTTACTTGGCATATATCCCGTTAAACCTAATATCCTTGTAACAAATAATTGGTTTGATTCTTCTAAGTATGATTTGGCAAAATATGGTAATTCAAATTTTGGGTTACCATTTCCATCTTTAAGTGGAGACGTTGTTCCAAAATATGATTTAAATTCATCAAAATCTGTTATTAAAATTGGTTCAAACGCGGGACCTTTTAAGGTCTCACCTACTAAACCAAGTGTACTTACACCCACGCTTTGAGCTACAAAAGTTAAATCTTTTTCTGATGTGTATACACCAGGAGATACAAAAACTCTATTTGAATTTGCCATTTTTATATTGTTTGGTTATATTATTTTATTTCTTTTTATAATAAATATTATCACATTTACCAAAGATTCCCTTTATTTTATAAAAAAAAATAGTTATATATATAAATTTATCTTTTTTTATCTATATTTATCTTTATGAAAGATAACACTTCTAAAAATATAAAAATAAGTGAATATCATCACAAAATACTGAAAGAATATTGTGAAATTAACGGATTAAAAATTCACAAAGTAATTCAAAAAAGTATTGAAGAAATTTGTAAAAATAACACAAAACAAATACAACAACAAAAAAGGGACATTTATGGGGATTAAGTTAGTTCATATGAATATGAATACTTTGATTTACCAATTGAATTAATGGTAACCCCTGAAAATGTATTATTACCTGTAATATTTGAATAATTTTCATTAATTGTGTATTGTGTTGTTCCCGATGTTTGATTTGTGTCAATAAATAATCTTACGGTTTGATTTATTGAATCACCTGTTATAGTGTTAATAACATCATTAAAAACAATCTCTATTGTTTTATCTACTTTATATTGTGAGGTCGCGGTATAAGTGGCAATAACTGAACCACTACTATATGAAGAATTTAAAGTTATTAAATTACTTTTATTACTACTTTTTAATTTTCTACTATCAACTTCAGTCATCAATATTGCTCTTGAAATCGCTGGTGAAACTTCAAACTCTTCTTCATCAATCAAAAACCCTAACATCGTAAAAGAATAATTTTGAACATAGAATCTTCTACCATCCATTGTATCCATTGCAGTGTTATCGTTTTCTATTCTATCTAAAATTATTGGTATATAATGTCCTTTAATTTTAGTATAAGCTTGTCTTGATGAAAATTTTTGTAAAACTTTTTTATTGAAAGTGTTAACATCTCTAAATTTTGTACAAACAATTGTTACATCAAATCCAATGTCAACAGGTACAGGTTGAGGTATTTTATATACATCGGCACCCATTTGATTTCCATCCCAAGTTGGTACCGAGGCATAGAAAAAATCTCGTCTATCGGGTATAGTTCTTTGAATTGATGGATTGGTACCTAATTGAACATCAGGTTTTCTAACAACCGCAATAAATGGTAATTTTATATTACCATCTTCATCTGAAAAGTTCCAATTATTTTTAAATTCTGACCATCTTTGAATCGTTAGTATTTTTGGTATTATAGGTAACTCTTCACCATCAGACATTATTTTAAAATTCTCTTTTACAAATTCAAGCATACCCAAATCCATGTCATCATGCATAATTGAATCAGGTAAAAAAGTATCTGATTTTGTTATTTCTTCTAACAATTCTTTTCTTCTACCAATAACGGCATTGTCTGTATTTTGACTAACACCAAAAACTTTTATATCTGTTTTTCTTTTAGGTAATCCCATAATTAAATTCCTCTAAATTCAAATTCTTGTGCTGGTACACAAAGAATAGTTCTATAATATGGTTTAAAACCAAACATATTATGTTTATTGTCTGATACAACTTTACCATCATTTGCGACAGTATAATATCTAATTTTTTCTTCAGATTCGGGATACCCAATAAAATCACCGTATTTAATATCTATTTGCATTTCTTCTAAATGTTTTAAATAAACGGATATTGACATATTTCCTGGTTCTAAAAATCTATTTACACCTTTTGTGTAACTGTTATTTTTTGGTTCGTCTATTTTTACCAAACCATAAAATTCAACAGGTGGATAAAATTTTATTCCATCTTTACCCACTTCACCATACACGTTATCAGTATCTGTTTTTTGTCTATCAACTCTAAAAAGAACCAACCTCATACCTAAATCACCGTGTAGATACTCTTCACCCAATTGAACATTTAAATCCATATCTGTCTGGGAAAAAAATTTTGAAATTCTTGTAATAGGTAATTTGTTTTTCATATATAATAAATAGTTTATATTATCAATCTTATTTATTATTATTTATTAAACATGCTTGATAAAGTACCGGAAATTGTTGCAAAAAATATTTTAGAGACCTACGACGGTTACAATAACCAAATGCTCGATTGGAAAAAAAAATTTGAAACAAATAAAAGTTTTAAATTAACAAGACCTCAATCTGAATATGTTATCAAATATCACGAAGTTGTACCTAAAGTAGCAAGAAAAAATATTGTTATAGTTGAGAACTTTGGAGAAAAATTAAAAGAAACAAAGGAATTAGATTTTGTTCCCGAAAAAATATGGTGTGAAAAATTATTGTGTGAAACAGATAAGGCGTACCACATATGGGGTAAGATTTATGAAAATCAAAAAAATCATGCTATGTGGATTCCAAAATCCGCAATTATACAAGAAGAAAAAAAATTAAATAGAGAAATAGATTATTCCCCATACGATAATAGACCACCATTACCACATCAAAAAATAGCAATTGAAAAATTATTAGCTAATGATAGATTTATATTGGCGGATGAGGTTCAACATTTGATTTTTACATAATAAATTATGACATTATAAAAAATTATCACACAATTGGTGAACCCGAAATTGGTGAAGAAAAAAATACACAAATTTCATCTACTAATTTTGACTTAGCAATAGTTGATGAAGCTCATTACATTTCAAATACAACAGCACAAAGAACAAAGTTAATAAATGATATCTTATCAAAGATACCTAAAGTTTGGCTACTTACAGGTACACCTATGACATCGAGACCGATAAATTATTTTAACCTATTAAGAATTGTAAATTCAAATGTGACTTTAGATTGGTCTTCATATGTTAGAAGGTATTGTGGTGGATATCAGTTTACAGTAAACGGTAGAAAAATTTGGAATACAGGTGGAGCAACAAATTTAGAGGAACTAAGATTAAAAACAAAAAATACCATCTTACGAAGATTAAAAACAGATGTGTTGGACTTACCCGATAAAATTATTAGTCCTGTATTTTTAACTCTATCAAGTACCGAGTATGATAGCGGATTGGAAGAATTTATTCAAATTGCTCAAGAAAATAAAAATAAAGAATCATTATCTGTTACAATTAACAGATTAATGAAAATTAGAAAAATAATTTCAGAACAAAAAGTTGATTACACTTGTGAGATAATTGATAGATGTTTGGAACAAGGAAAAAAAGTTATTGTTTTTACAAATTTTACAATGGCTTTAGATATGTTACATGAAAAATATAAAAAAAATTCAGTTGTCTTAGATGGTAGAATGTCTAAAGAAAAAAGACAAAAATCTGTTGATAGATTTCAAACCGAAGATAAAATAAAAATTTTCATATCAAATATTGTTGCTGGCGGTGTTGGTATTACCCTAACAGAAGCCGAAGTTGTTATCATGAACGATTTATCTTTCGTTCCCGCACATCACAGTCAGGCGGAAGATAGGGCATTTAGATATGGTCAGAAAAAAAACGTAGTAGTTTATTATCCGATTTTTGAAAACACAATAGAAAAAATTGTTTACAATATTTTACAAAAAAAGAAAAATATAATCGACCAAGTTATGGGTGACGGTGATTTTAGTGAAAATTTCGCCCAATCACTTCTCAAACAAATCATTTAATTCTTTTTTTATTTTTTCTTTTTCATCTATATCCACAATATTATTATCAATTATTTTATTCCAAACACTGTAAATCATTTGTGGTTTGAATTCATCATCTTTTTTTGATAAACTTGCAGTGAGTTTATTTTCATTAGAATTATATTTTATTTTACTTTTTTCACTAATTTCTAAAACAAAATCAATGTTTCTTTTTGTACAAAAAAGAAAAAACTCATAAAATATTTTAGAATTAAATATATTATTGTTAGACATAGTGTACTGAATATACGAGTATTTATAAATAAAGTAAATTCATGAGTATAACAATAATTTCAAATACCGAAAAACAAAAACTATATACACAAGTTTTTCATTTATTAGGTTTACCTGTTAGAGGTGTCGAATTAACCGAAGAACAAATGGACACCTTTTTAGAGTTATCGGTATCAGAGTATGAACAGTACGTTAATGATTGGTTAATCGAATCTCAATGGTCGGCATTAGTTGGATTAGATGTGGATACACAATCCCTAACAAGAGCATTCACAACAAGAAGTTTGGATTATGAAACACAATATAGTCACTCGTACTCTAAGATTGTTGGATTACAAGCCGGTGGTGATAGTGAATTGAAAAAAGATTATATAACGTTGTCTGCTAACACTCAAACGTATGTAATTCCCGCTGGTAGAGAAATAAACGAATTACTATGGTTTACAAGAGCCGAACTGACCGATTCCATTGTTGACCCGTTTTTGGGTGGATTTGGTGGTTTAGGTGGCGTTGCTTTTGGGGGTGTCGGTGGTTTTGCTCAACAAGGCGCATCGGGGTCATATTTCTTATTACCAGCATACGACCTTTTATTGAGAATGCAGGACAGAAATTTAAAAAATAGACTTATAGGTGGTGAACTCACATATCGAATAACAGCGGGTCCAAATGGTACTAAAATAGTTCATTTATCAAACGTACCTGGTGGTAGATTCGATTTTGGTTCGATACAAAATAATAGAAGTAGAGTTTGGTATTGGTACTATGACACCACATCAAGTGACACTTGTTTAGATAAAAATAGTGGTATCGTTAAATTACCATCAGATGTGGAGGTTGAAGAACTAACATGGGACATGTTAAATAAACCCGCACAAAATTGGGTTAGAAAGTATCTTATTGCCTATTCAAAAGAAGGGTTAGGTAGAATATGGGGTAAATTTTCAGGTGATTTACAAGTACCTGACAGTACAATAAAATTAGACTATAGTACATTGTTAACCGAAGGTAAAGACGAAAAATTAAAACTAATTGAAGAATTAATGAATCGTTTAGAAAGACTTAGACCAGATAAATTATTGGAGCGAAAGGGAGCAGAAGCTGAAAATTTAAACAAGTCTCTTAAATATAGACCTTTCCAATCACCATATAACGTAATTTAAGATTCCACCGCGTGGAATGCGAAATCGTTTCCGTTATTTTCGATATATTCGTCCTCATTGTTCTTAATACTTTCAGATTCTAAATTTACGACTCTTCTATTTAATTCAACCCAATGTGGATTTACAAGTTCTAAACTATCTTCTACATACATAAAGAACGGGTCTCTATTAACTCTATTCCAAAACAATACTTCACTATCTGATAATGTCATCACTTCTTCATACTTATCTTGACCATCTTCTTTCAATGGATATCCACTAACCAATTGACATTGTGCTCTAGTAAAATATTGTCTTTTTTCTGGATTTTCGATTAAAATATCATGACGAATTTCAGGGTTAAAAACAACTAGTAGTGGTTCAATTCTTTTATTAAAATTATTCAAATATCTGGCAACATTATAATCACCTGTCATTTCGGGATTATTACTCAATTCCCTCTCTGAAATCATGTAACAATTTATCTCCAAATAATCAGATGGCATTTGTTCTCCATGTTTTTGAAAATATTCTTCTTGTTGTTTTTTAGTTGGTTTTGTTATTTTTTGAACATCACCGTCAGATTTCTTTTTACCATTATTAATGTAGTATATCGTTTCACCTAAACCGGCGGGATAATTATTTTGAATAACTAATTCCATGTGAGCCTGACGAGACATCAAAGAACCTGATTTTGTTATTTTTTTAATATGTTTTTTATAATCTTCAACCGATTGTTTTACTCTTGATTTATTTGCAATTTTTGATAGAGGTATCTTTTGATTATAAATGTTTTCAGCGTATTTGTAATATAATTCAATAAACGATAACCCATCGCCATTTAATAAATGTTTTAAACCCTCATCTAAAAATTCCACAATGTATTGTTGAAGTTTTTTGGATTTAATGGTGTTTCCTGTTAATTTAATTTTCTCTTTTCCTTTTTTAAGGAGTTTAATGATGTAGTTTTTTCTCGATACATTAATACAAGCAGGTGCGGTATAATCAATATCAAGACCCATTTCGTTTCTCATAAAGATATCATTGAATTCTGCAGTGTCGGCCTCAATTCCTTTATATTCTTTACCCTTTTCTACCAATTCATTTAAACCTTTACCAATGTAAATGTGTGTATCGATATCCTCTGGTGTTGAGAAGTTAACACCATCAGTGTCCATAACCAATGGAACATAACCTTTTTTCTCAAAAAACATAATCATCATACGAAGACATTGACGACCCGTACAAGTAATTGTTTCACCCATATTCATATCCCCCCATGGAAATACTTGTGGTGCCGATAATGAACCAAAATACGCGTTAATAAAAATTTTAATCGGTAATTGTTTTCGGTCGTACATCTCCGCTTCAACAGGATTTGTTTTGGCAAGTTCACCGGCAAGTCTTTTGTATTTAATACGAATATTTCGGAAATATTTTAACATGGATTTTTGAACACCCATAACATCGCATTCAGGAAAAACATCGTAAACCAATTGAATTGATGGATAAAGGGATGCGTAGTCAAATTTCACAATGTTCTTTGAATATCCAACATTTAATAATCTTGATAGACCACCGGTAATTGCTCTCTTTTCATCTTTAGCAGGAATAGCTAATTCATTTTCATAAGACCATGCCAACATGATAATCTTCCAAAGAGTTGCGGTACCCATGGTAGCAATTCTTTCATATGTGGTTGGTACTAATTTAGATAACAAAAATGTTGATTGTGAAAACGAATCATCAACAATCATTGTTTCATACAAGTCATCGTCAAGATATTGTTCAACTATTCTTTGACCCGGCCATATTTCATATTTACCAGGATACTTGTCTAATAAGTTCTCAGTACCCGGCTCACCAATTTTTTTGTATTTACCCGTTTTGGGGTTAATGTAATAGCTATCATTTTCTAAATATATTTTAGAAATAATAGAACCTTCAACATATACACGATTTGGTTTTTCTTTTTCTAAGTATTGGGTAATATATTTCAATCCCCAAGACTTGATTTCTGAGTTAATTGCTTGTGCTCTCCTAACAGAATGTGATATGTCCACAATATTGTGACCCCATATTATATGTTGAGTATAAGGTTCTACTTCATTTGCTAATTTTAATAGACCTTCTTTCTGCTTAATACCGTCATTTGTAAAGATTGATGTACATTCTTTAATATCAACCCCTAATATTTCCGCTCTTTTTAATATAAAAGGAAAGTCAAAAGATGCCGAATTGTAACCACCTATTATGGTTGGTTTTAATTCTTTTATTATTTCAAAAAACTCTTCTATACATTTTTTTTCACCATCATCACCAAATGCGGATATGGTTTTTTTAAACCCACGATTGTCTTTAACACCAATAAGGATTATTTTATTTTTTTCAGGTTCAAGACCTGTTGTCTCGATGTCAAAAACAAAACGATAAACACCCGAATAATCATCAATTCCCTTAAAAAGTCTTTTTTTCTTTTGAACCAAGAACTGCTCAACGGGTGACAATATTGTGAATAGATGTTTAAACTTTTCATTCCAAGGGTCAACACCTCCGTATCTAAAAAACGAAACTAAAGATGTGTAATTTTTTAAACTTTTTACTAAAAAACACTGACCGTTTTCTAATCTTTCGTTACCATGTGTTTGTAATTTTTCAATTACAATACCAAATTCGGCCATCTTCCTTTTCTGAAGTGACTTATTCCCACCATAAAAATTACATTCACTTAAATCACCTACCCATAAAAATGGTATTAAGGTATCCGATTTTACAATTTTACCTCTTTCGGGGTCTTGAATTATTTTAAAAATTTTGTTTGTTTGATAGTCATATTCTACCCCAACAATGTACTGTTCCGAATCTGAACCATTTAAAAAGTTCTCGATTATCTCTTGTGAAATTATTTTCGACATTTTTCATAAATTTAGCTTGACACATTAGCTTACAATAGTATATTGTAGTTTGTCTTACTTAAAAGATACGAAACAAAAGTCAAAAATCAAAATATTGTGATGTAAAGTTTTTCCTTTACAGGAAGAATCAGTTTTGTGGTTGGATTTAAGTTGGTATCTAAAAATTGAATCGTAACCTTACCTTCATACTTACCAATTCTTGCGGTTTGTGATTCTGTGAATTGGTGGGTAATATAATATTCGTCTGTGGTTTGATTGTACTTTTTGTCTCTTGTGGTGATTAAACAAGTT